CGAGGTCACGCAGAAACAATTGGACGAGCTGCACATCGCCATCGTCAAGCCCCAGGACTGACCTGTAAATCCGGAATAAAAAAGAGACGGACCGCATTTAGTTGAACACCGATAAGGAAGTATCAAGAGCTAATTGAACTTAACGGCTGACAAACAGGTACTGCTAAAAGAACGCTCATGATTCTCAATTGTAGAATCATGAGCGTTCTTCTTATTTTTTCTGGCCTTCTTTTATAGCCATAGCGATTTTTCGTTTATGATGCTTTATTAAGGCATTTGCTTCTTGATCATTAAGTTTCAATATTCCTTTTGCCTTTCTTGCATAGTCAATAAACGTTTGTTTTTCATCATTACGAGAATAAATAATATAGAAACTTATTAGAAGTTTTTTCACTTTTAAGTACCTCTAATTGCTACTATTCCAACGGTTTTAGAGCTAGATAGAAGTGGATAAAAGCGTAGGAATGTAGATAACTCATATATTATTTATGTATTATTCGTACATCGATATTCCTACATTTTGTGTGCCTGTTCAAATCATTCGTACACAACAATTTTTACCCCTCCGAATCCTCTGGCAGTACTACAACTTGTGTCCCGGATCACTGGAGTTTCAACGGTAGTTACCCGTGCCTGTGCCATGGCGGTAGCTATAGCCAGAACCAGGGTCACGGGCCTTTCTGCGTGGGCTGCGACGGCGCGTCGTACTCCTACTCCGGCATCGGCTGTCGCCTCCAGGAGCGCCCGCCGAAGGCGGCGTGACTTATATCAGCAAAGCACAAAACCTCCTGTGAAACAGGAGGAATAGTATTAAGTCAGAAAGGAACCGCCCTCAACTGCTGCGAACAGTCAAGGGCGGTCGTGTGTTATCAGGCAAGTTCGATTGTTTCCGGTTCTGCAAATAGAACCTTGGTCTTGGAGCCATGCTTTGCCGCTTTCTTTGTCTGTGCAATAGCGGAAGCACCGTGAGCTTTGGCAAAACTCCATGCTTCAGCGGGATGAGCATCGGTATATGCGTCGGCTTCGTCAATCGGCATATTCCGAATTTGCTCATTGGTCAATCTGGCCATGGAAGCGCCTTCTTTCTGGCTTAATAGTGTTCCTCCATACCAGTCCGGTTCTCCATATACGAGGTATCTCTTTTTTTGTCGAGCAGCATACCACAAAATATTGTGGCGCGCAAGTCATACTCACACTATTTTATTTTCTCGATCTCTTCCCGGAGCCAGGCAAACTCCCGGCGGGTGTAGACTTTTTCCGTTATGTCGGAGATCTTGTGTCCCACCATGTACTTGATGGCGTACTCGTCCACGCCGTAGCGCTTGGCCATCGTGACAAAGTGGGTACGGCCGTCGTGTGGGCGGTGGTTGGGGTTCAGCTTCAGCTCGTCCCGGATGCGCTCGAATGCTTTCTGATACCGGGCATAAGTCAGCTTGAGATTTTTCCGGTTGCGGTTATTGGGGTCGGCCCAGTTGAGCAGATAGGGGCTGCCCAGTGCCTCCGCCTCCTGATATTTTCGGAGTACTAGGTCTTGAATGCGGGAGTGGATGGGGACGACGCGGTTCTCGCCGGCGTCCGTCTTCATGCCGCCCTGGAAGGTCCAGTTCTCCAAGTCCACATCTTTCAGTTCCAGTAAACCGAGCTCCTGAGGACGCCAACCGGAATAACATTGGATGAGCAGGATGTCGACGCCCTGCTTGCTGCTGGCATTGGCCCAGAGCAGGTCCATCTCTTCGTCGGTGAAGGCGATATGCTCCTTTTTCACCGACTGGATCTCCTTGACCGTTTCTTCGGTGAGGTTGAAGGTGCGGGAGTAGTTCCGGTCCACCAGCTCATACTCCAGGGCGTAGTCCAGCAGCATGTTGAACAGGGACTTGATCTGGTTCTTCATGGTGGCGGTGGGGTGCTGTTCCTTGCCGCGGATGACGGCCACCCCCTCTTCCATGCATCCTTTTACATGGCGGGCACGGATGTCCATGACCCGCATCTTATAAACGCCGGAACAGTAGGCCCAGGCCGAGGTGGCAGATTTGGTGCTCTTCACCGTCTTCTCATACTCCGGGAGCCATTTGTCATAGAGTTCCTGCATGGTGATGGACGGCTCCAGGTCATAGGGGTTCTTGTTATATTCCACCAGGGCGGCATAGGCGTCGTTATAGGTGGCGAAGTAGGACTCCGGTTTCAACGGTTTGCAGATTGGTTTCCCGTCCGGCGTCTTCCCCACTGTTACCATTGCCCGGAAGGGGTTTCTTAAATTGCGGTTTTTGATTTCGCTGATCTGACCGAAGCCGTTGGGCAGTCGCCGACGCTTGTTGGATTTGCGGGGTCTTTTCTGTTTTTCAGAGGGTTTCAGCGGGTAGCCGCAATGGGGACAGGCGGTTGCCTTGTCGCTCACCGGCAGTTCGCACTCTGGACATTGGGTTAGCATTCGGATCACCGCCTCTCTTTGAGTGCCTTGATTGGGCGGCCCTCGACTTTATCTAACATCAGCAAGAGCTTGGTCGCAATCAAGACAGCTCCTGCGAGTTTCAGCGCCCCAACCGCCTGCTGATTTTTGTTATGCTCTTTTACTCCGCCCTCTTCGGTGTAGACTTTGTGCAAAAAGATTTTGGGGTTCACATGTTTCGGTTTCTTCATAGCGGCTCCTTTCGCTGAAATAACATCGTCTTTTATGGAAGACTAATTTTGAAAGGGGAATCATCGTGAACAAAGATAAGCTGAAAGAGGTTTGTGCAGTCCGCAGAAATGAAATGATCGGCATTGCCTGCTTTATGGCTGGTGTAGCGGTCACTTATACGATTTTCGGTAAGAATCGGAAAGGCGCATATATCGCGACCGATTTAGCAGTCGGAGATTTAGGTAAGCTGGGGGAATTGCTGATTCAACGGGGACACAACGCAAGCGATCAAGTTGTTCGATGGTCGATTACCATGGCAAAGAAGTAATCTTTGGAGAGGGGCTGCTGATTTAGCAGCTCCTTTTCTTTTTTGCCCCTTGCGCCGCCCGTCCTAATCATATATGATAGTGTATGAATTGTCAAGCATATTCCTATACAATATTTTTTAACTTGGAATAGAGGGCGGCTTATGGTGATGCGGGACCAATCCACCTGCCCTAAGTGCGGCGGGGAGCTGAAATACTACGACAGCGTGCCGAGACTGGTACGGACGAAGGGGCGGGAGACGGCCAGGGTGCCTATGCGCCGGTTTCGGTGCGTCCACTGCGGGGCGGTTCACCGGGAACTGTCGGAGCTGCTGGTCCCTTACAAGCAGTATGAGGCGGAGGTTATCATCGGCGTGCTGGAGGGGCTGATTACCTGTGAGACGATTGGGTTTGAGGACTATCCCTGCGAGATGACCATGCTGCGGTGGCTTTCGCAGAAAGCGCAGCTCCTTTTATGGAGGTATCCATAAGCGAAAGGAGTTTTGTAATCATGAAACTGATACCGGTTGACGCGATACCATAGATGGGCGGCTATCACAAGCTGCAAGACTTGATTGAGGAATTTGTAAACGGAGACGCGAAAATCGTAAAAGTGGATTTTGGCGAGGACGGCTACAAATCCCCAACGGTCTGCCGATCTTGTCTGGCCGCGGCCATCAAGCGGTCGAAGCGCTCGGTCAAGGTATGGAGACGTGGAAACGAAGTGTTTCTGAGTAAGGATATTTGACAAAGGATTGAGCCGCCCTTACAGCGGCTCTTTCTTTTACCCTCTCCCCCTCTTTAACTTAAGATAGACCGGTCTAATCTAAGTTAGAAAGCGGAGCTCTGAGGTCTTCCGCAGATTTTGCAAATCCCTTTATGGAGAAGAAAATGGATAGATGCTGGTGGAAATCCAGCGGCAAGCTACGAAGCCGGGTACGGAGTAGGCAACGCAATAAGCGGGCACGACTCTGAAGCCATTTCCTTCTCTTTCTATTCTCATTTTGATGAAAGAGGGGCATCGCTTTGAAAAAGATAACTTTTCAAATGGCGGCATTAAATGAAAAGCAAATCCGGCTCTGTGACATTATGACGCGTCTGCGATTGATTCGATATGTTGAATTGGATGAAGAAAGCACCCCCATTGGGTGGATGGACGAATCTCCAATTACAGAAAAAGTGATAAACATATGGTGGCGCGTTGAAAGTTTAAAAGTGTTTTACGGAATTTGGTTATTTATCTGGAATACGCTTTGCTGGGATGATGTGGCGGAGCGTCACATGAATGAACTTAAAAGATTAGGGCGGGTAAAGGAGATTAAGGATTGAGTAAAGACCCGTTTTATAAAAAAGAGGAAGCCCTATCCGAGCTTCCTCTCATTGTTGTTTATGATTCGTAGTTGACGGCGACGTGACTCAGCTTCAAGGTCGCTTTGCACATCTTTGGAAACCGATTCGATGAATGCTTTTGCGTATTTTGCGAAAATGTTAATCTCCGCAATTCCGGCAACGCCCTTTATGGAGGTGACGGTTGTGAAAACCAGGAAAATTCTGAGCGCGATCGGAACGTTTGTGATTGTGGGTGCGGTATCAACAGCGGGCGCTGCCCTGTGGACGAATGTTCTGGACAGGAAATTTCAGATGGTCAAGATGAAACTGACACATCCGAAGTCGGACAAAATTATATTTGTGGACTTCCGAAAAGCCGGGAGGAGCCGCTGATACGGCGGCTCTCCCTTTTCCGCACAAACGGCACCGCCTATTATGGAGAACAAAATCAGGAGGTAGATATTATGAACAAGCAGAAATGGACCGAGAAGCCTATCACCTGGGGCGGTTATCTCAAGCTGTGCGGCGTGGTATATGTGATCAGTGTAATTGCTGGTTTCGTATGGTGCATCGCCAGCTTTGAACCGGCCTGGTGGAGCAGTTTCAAGAAGAAAGCGAAGAAATTGTTCATGATCTGGCATCCGGGAAGAAGATTCTAAAGAGCGGGAGCCGCCGTAACAGGTGGCTCTTTCTCTTTTTTCCACCGAGGTTGTTTTTACGAAGACGCGGTCCCTAATTTAGAATAGCCGTTGAAAGGAGGTAGACGCCGATGAATGAACAGGAATTTCATCCAGGCTCCGTTCCGGTCGCTGTGGTCGCCAGAGTCTACGGAAAGGATGCGTCCTGGGTGAGAGCCGGCATTATCTCAGGCTGGCTGCCGATTGGCAAGGCCACCCGCGGCGGCAATTTGGTGACCAGCATTGAGGAGATGGACTCCCGGTATGGGAGGATCAATTTCTACATCTCCCCAAAACGGCTGTACGAGGAGACCGGATACTTTTGGAAAGGAGAGAGGCGATAATGGCCCATGATATTCGCCCGGAGGTGTCCCAGAAGAACCCATTCTGGATCGGCAAGCACCGCTACTATGAGCTGAAGCACTTCTGCCTGCAATACCCCATTTGGAAGAGGGCCCGCAGCTCTTTGGACGGGCTGAGCAAGCGTCCGGCCGATCTCCAGGTCTTCGTCAAGAGCGGCCAGATGAAGGGCGACCCCACGGAGCGGTGCGCCCAGTCCCGGCTCTTTTTCGCCGAGCGTATGGAGATGGTAGAGCAGGCGGCCATCGGGGCCGACCCAGACCTCTACCCCTATCTGCTGCGGGGCGTAACGGAGGGGCTCTCCTATGACGCGCTGAAGATGAAGTATGATATTCCATGCTGCCGGGACGTCTATTACGCCGCGTACAGACGGTTCTTCTGGCTGCTGAGCAAAAGGAGGGACTGAGCTTGAGAATTGTGGATGTGGCGGTCAGGCAGTGTTACCGCTTCAACTGCCCTATTTGCGGCAGTAAACTGGAGGCCGACTCTGGTGAGCTGGTAGACATCGGCGGGAAAACGAGCCAGTTCTGGTGCCCGGTCTGCCGGAAGGAGCGGTATGTTCCCTGGAGTTCGCTCCGAAAACGGGTGGTGTATGAGGATAAATCCGCGGAATAGGCAGGCTCCTTTATGGAAAGGAGGCGAATTCTATGACAATTCAAGAGTTTGACGATTTGAAGATTGGAGACACTTGCTTAGTCACACGAGGAAAAGATAAGGGGAAACGATGCATAGTCCTATACAAAGCTGGCCACACAATCAAGTATGACCATCGTATCGGAATTGTGGTTGTAAAACCCGAAGATTACGGAAACTTATTTGAGTCGAGCACGCTGACGTGTCGATACTTCAAACTTTTTAGTCATACCGAATTGAGAAAGACCTTATTCTGATTGGCGAAGGGCCTGCGGAAACGCGGGCTCTTTCCTTTTATATTTACGCGGAAACAGCAGCGGCCTTTATGGAGGTGATAGCATTATGACTTACAAGCAGATTGAGGCAAGCCGGGAGCTGCGCCTTTGGATCGGACAGGTGATTGTGCCCGCCGTCACGATGGCGGTCGCACTCGCGTCCATTCCAGAGGTCAGGAATACGGCGTCAAGAAAGCTGGAAGAGCTGAAATGGAAATTCAACTCTAGAAGCAAGGGCTGAACAGGCCCTTTGCTTTTTCCATTTTCCGCACGCAGCCGCCTGGAAACCGTGTTACAGTGATACCCTGAAAAATTCCCGGGAGGAAAATTTGAGAAAACAGTTCAAATGGAGGAGTTGCTTTTATGGTTATTTTCGCAGTGATGGCAGCGCTTTGCATCGGTATTTTGATTGGCATGCGTCTGTTTCAAGACCGTCCGGTTGGTGATTTACGGGTTGACCATTCAGACCCGGTGGACGGGCCACATTTATATTTGGAGCTGGATACGGACGTATCCGCAATTCTCCGTAAAAAGCGGGTTGCGTTCCGGGTCAGAGTCAAAGACTTCATCCCGCACGAATAACACCGGCTATTATGGAGCCAACTCTAAATTTTGAAAGGAGATAAAGCATATGGCAGAGATCAAAACTTTGTTGGACGAGGTGATCGAAACGGAGATCTCGAACTTGAAGACCTTGCCGGTCGAGGATGAGCGGAGAGGTGACGCGATTCGGGATCTGGTGTCGCTGCATAAGCTCCGCATCGAGGAGATCAAGGCTTGGGCTGACGTGGAGGAGAAATCTGAACGGAGGGAAATGGACAGCAGACAGCGCGAGGAGGAACTTGCCGCTAAGGATGCTGACCGGACCCGCGAGGAGGAAAATCAGGCGCGTCAGCTTCGGGAGCAGAAGATCGACCGGTATGTGCGGACGGGTGTCGCGGCCGCGGAACTGATATTGCCGTTGGTATTCTACGGAATCTGGATGAAACGGGGATTCAAGTTTGAGGAATCCGGCGTCTACTCGTCCACAACATTCCGAAATCTGTTTGGCCGCTTTAAGCCGGCAAAATAACGGGCAGGCTCAAAAAAAATGAAGAGGCCGTGCGGGCTGCACAGTCTCTTCGTTTTATCCGCGGATTATTCAGGGCGCTTTATGGAGAACACCCGATATTTTTTGAGGAGGTTTTTGTTATGAAGATGACAGAAGAAAAATTGAACCCCATGTTGATAATTGACATTGGCCGCGCACGCCGTTTGTATGACGAAGGGAAAAATGCAGAAGAGATTGCGGCGGTTGTGAGGCGGCCTGTTACGCTGATGGAAAAGTGGATTGGGAACTTCAAAATCATCGATCAAAAGAGACGGGAAAGAAACGGGTGATTCAACAAGGCAGGAGTCCAGGCAAGGACTCTTGCTTTTAATCGTCCCAGCCGGAGCCCATATCCTCCGCAAGCTCCTCCCCGGTTCCGTAATCGGCGCTGATTTCCCGCAGGGCACATTCGGCGCAGACCTCTTCCTCCTCGGAATAATAGTAGTTTTCATAGATGTCTTCGCCGTAGATGCGGTTGATTTTATTTCTGGCGGAATCCGGGTCAAAATCATCGCCGCAGCGCGGACAGGTTTTCATAGGTTTATCCCCCCCCCTTTTTTTTGGCTCCATCCTAACACAACTCCGCCAAATTTACAAGGCGCTTTATGAGGAGAGAGCGCTCTTTACCTCAAGAACGCCGGAGCCGCAAGGCCCCGGACTGCTTAGGAGGTAATGCAAATGCGTAAAAAGAGGAACAAGGTCATTATCCCGGAGGGAGCCGAATTGATGGACTACCTGAACCGGGGGTTCGCGATCTGCAACCGGTGCGGAGCGGTTATGGACCGGAAAGAAGATCCGAGAGGTGGCTGCGATATTTACGCCTGCCCATCGTGCGGATGGGAGATTGACGAAATGGAGTATGAGTACGAGAGCGGAGATCCGATGGAGCTCGTACAGGACGAAAGAGGCGACGGCTACCTGGTCTTCCGGGACGATATGCCGCCCGCCGGATGCAGGGCCTGCGGAGGACCCTACCCTCACTGCAAGGCGTCGTGCAAGATGTTCGACGACTGAGCATTATCAACGCGGAGGAAAAGTCACGTAACAGGGGCTTTTCCTCTTTATATTTGCTTTGGGCGCAGAAATGGCAGAGTGTATTATGAGAAACTATTTTGAGGAGGAACCAGTCATGGATATTACGAAAAAAGTAGCGGCGTTGAGGTTCAAATACCACGCAAACATGCTTGACGTCTGTAATGTGCTGAACCAAATCGGCATTTTGAAGGACGAAAAAGCAGAATTGGTGATAAAAAATCATACGATGCAGTGCTTTGATTGTTTGGAACGATTAGGTTACCCCATCGAAAAATTTCTGAAATAGCAAGAGGAGGAGTCCTGACCGGGACTCTTTCTTTTGTATTTGGAGGAAACCATGCGCTATCACTTTGAGAAACCTCCGATTTATCTGTCCATGTATGGGCAGCGTTATCGGTGCGACCACCCGGTCTACAACTCCTGCACCCTGTTCTTGGTGGAGGAGCGGGGCCTAGCGGTGATTCAGCAGCGGTTTGACCTGGAGACAAAGGCGACCTTTTGGACGGAAGTGGACGACTGGCTCACCGACCCATTATATTTGCACCCTGGATTCCGGGCATACTTTGACAGCAGGGCGACGAAGGGTACGGACGGCCTCTACCCCACGGTGACCATCCGGCAAATCATGTGGGCGCTGAAAATGAAGCCTCTGCCAAAGCAGCCGTGGGAGACGGTCTTTGACCATACGCCGATTTGACAACTCCCTTTATGGAAAACCAACTAATTTTGGAAGGGAGCTGCGGTTTATGGAGACGTTGAAAAACAAGCTGTGCGCGGTTGGATTACTTGTCTGCGGAGGCTTATCGGCCTATGTGGGAAGTGATGGAACGGCGATGGCGCTTCTTGGAACGATTGCTGTTCCGCTGTTCTTTGCGAAGAAAAATTGGATTTACTGAGGGGTGGGCCCGGACAAGGGCTCTTTCCTTTTCTGTTTGCGCTCATTTCGCAGGTTCTATTACGGAGAACGATGCTCGATAAGGAGGTAAAGGAGCATGGACGAAATGAGACTTGAATCAAAATTTACGACTGTGATTGCATCGAAACTCGCAGAGAAGCTTGTCCGCGACAAGCTGGGCTATGATGTTGCCATCCGGCTCAACCGGCTGCGGACAACGGTTCTGGAGGACAAGATGCATGTGGAGTTGAATGTGGATTTGGAACTCACAAAGGAAGAGCTTGACAAATTGCTGAAAAGCGTCGGACTCTGAGGCAGAGGCCCCGTGACAGGGGCTTTTGCCTTTCTTCCGCAGATTTTGCAATTCCTATTATGGAGAGGAGGTTAGCTCAATGGTAGAGCAACAGGCTGAAATGCCCGGAGGGCACCGGTTCGAGTCCGGCACTTTCTCTTTTTACTTTTATGGAGAAACATAATTTCAGAAAGGAGAAAATAATGGGAAAATATTACATCCATGATTTTTGTGAAGAGCTGAATTACCAGGGTATTATCCTCTATATTCACGAGGAGGTTGACTTTCAAGACCTTTATAAAAAGCTGGAAAACGACCTTGTGAATCATTTATATCGTTTTGATTCTGTGAGAGCAAACCGTTTATTTTACATCGAAAACTGTGATTTACAGGATGCGGACAATAAAGAAATCGCAGAACTTTTCGATAATGAGTATTCGGTTCTGCAATTAAGGAAAGACAAGAATGGTTTCTTTATCAAAATTCCGGAACTTATTGTAGAAGGAGGAAAATAAAATGGAAGTCAAAATCGTAGGCAGTATCCAATTCAAGAACCGTACCCTCCCGGTGTATGGGAATTTGGATGAGCCCTTGTTCAAGGCCACGGACGTGGCCGAGCTGCTGAGCTATGGGGACAACAACGTCTGGAACCTGACCAACGTCTGTGAAGACGACGAGAAGCTGGTGCTCCCGGCCATCGTGGGCGGGCAGCGGAGAAAGGTCACGTTCATCACAGAGACGGGCCTGTATAACGTCCTTGCCCAGAGCCGGAAGCCCATCGCACGGGCATGGCGGCGCGTCATTGCCGAGGAGCTGATTGCCCTGCGGCGGTCCCGGAGGAAGAATATCTCGGAACAGTTTGAGGACTGGGATCATCGGGCAGACGCCATTTATTTCGACGAGGAGAACGGCATGCTCATGCGCTCGGTGACAGTTCCGGGCGGAGACGTGGAGCAGGTTCCCTATGAGCCCTGACGCCATGAAAGCGGAACGTGGATATCCCGATGTGGTCATGGGCGACTTTATCGAGGACCTCATCGGCGACATTGAGTATAACATGGGCCTGGTCCCGGCAAATGATTCCTATTTCCAGGAGCTTGGTCTGCAAAGGTTCACGTTGGAGCAGCTGCTTCGGGAGATCGACCGGGAGAAGGGAGTCTCTCCCACCGCCGTAGTGGCGCGGTTCGTGGAGAAAATGTCCGCGTCGGCAAGAGACACCGGAGATCCCGGTTTTACCTTTTCCGTGGCCAGAGACGCGGCCCAGTCCATTCTGGACGGATTATATTTCAGAGATTGAAATTTGAAAGGAGAAAAACGTCATGGCGAAGACCTATCTTGATATTTTGACCAAAAGAGGAATTGACCTCTTTCTGAGCGAGGAGAATCTTGAGGCGCTGCGGAAGTTCGACCCCAGGGTGGAGTATGCCGTTCCCGGCCAGGCGGCGCCGGTGTTCCGTTCCCCCAAGCAGCACCAGATCGAGGTGGGAAAAAACTCCAACCTGATTGCCGATATGTGCTGGTATGGGGCAAGTGAGGCGGAGCTGGTGCGGGCGGTCAGGCACGGCATGGTGGTTCTCGACGCGGACAAGCACCATCTGGACTGGAAACGGTCGGCCGAGGAGCATGGCATCCCGGAGCTTTATCAGAAATACCGCCGGTTCCACCGAAAGCCCGGGCTGACCGAGCGTGAAAAGCTGGTCATCACCGCCTATACCGGCTATGTTCTGGAGGGTACGGCCGGGAAGGTTGTCGATTTCGTGGAAGAGGTGCTGGGGCATTCCATTCAGACGCCGGAGCCGCCTGAGGTTCCTGTGATTTTGGAGGTACATAATGCTCTGAGAGGCGAGTTCTGTGAGATTTGCCGGAAGCATCATCTCTTCGATTCTATTTAAGGAGGGTACGGACGTGAAAGCAAAACCCGCCCTGTTCAAAAGGGCTGGAAAGGCGCTTCAAAAAGCGGCCCCAACCATTTTGACGTGCGTCGGCACTGCCGGCGTGGTAGCCACGGCGGTCCTGGCGGTAAGGGCCACCCCCAAGGCGCTCAAGTGCATTGAGCGGGAAAAAGAGGCCAAAAACGTGGAAAACAGCGGAAATTTGACCCGGATGGAGACGATAGGAGCTTGCTGGCGATGCTATGTTCCCGCAGCAGTCACGGGAATCGCTACAATCGGGTGTATTTTCGGCGCAAATGTTCTGAACCGGCGTCAGCAGGCCTCTCTGGTCAGTGCCTACGCCCTGGCGAGCCGTTCGCTCAACCGCTACAAGCAGAAGGTGAAAGAGCTCTACGGCGAAGAGGCCCACAGAAAGGTGATGGCCGCGCTGGCCGTGGAACAGAGCGAAAAGCACCCCATTTACGCCGGAACCTTTGCGGCCACAACCTCGCTGGGGTTTGAGGAGGCCGACGAGGAGGAGCGGTTGTTCTACGACGCCATCTCCAGCCGGTATTTCCAGGCCACGATCAGCCAGGTCTTGCAGGCCGAATACCATCTTAACCGGAATTTTGCTCTTAGCGGCGGATTCATCACGCTGAATGATTTTTATGACTTTCTGGGCATCAGCAAGACGCCGGAGGGGGACAAGATCGGATGGATGGTTTCGGACGGGCTCTACTGGGTGGACTTCGACCATCAGAGGACGGTGGTGGACGACGGGCTGAACGGCGAGGTGGAGTGCTGGATCATCGACGCCCCGTTCCCGCCGGTCACTTACGAAGAGTGGGAGGACATGGAGATCTGACCAGTCCGCAGAAATAGCATCTCCTATTATGGAGAACCATGAAAAACAGGAGGTTTGAGTTTATGAACCAGAAAACGATATTTAAGGTGCTGTCCCTGGTCGGACTGGCCCTCGGCGGGATTGGAACATTGCTGTCCAGCTGGGCGGACGATAAGGAACAGGACGCGATCATCGAGGAAAAAGTGAACGAAGCGCTTGCCACCCGTGAGCATGGAACATCTGGAAGCGAGGAGCCCTGACCGGGGCTCTTTGCTTTTGCAGGGGCCGGTTTCCATGAATGAACGGGCGATTCTGTTTCTCATGTCGGTTTTGAAGGGGTTTGAAGACCCGCCAAGGTCTGATTGGCCCCAGCATGAGGCCGAGGAAGTTACATTCTCCAGATGGGCCTTGGAGGAGCTGTTGCAGCAGGTCTGGGACCACCCGTGGACGCTGGCCTCGGAGACCGTGGAGCGGTTCGCGTCAAAGCTGGAGATTTACTCCGAGACATGCAACACGGACGCCCAGTACCGGATTTTCAAGATTGCGGCAGAGACCATATGGGAATTCCTCGACGACATCAAAGCGATCGAGCGTTGAGCAAAATTATATTTGAGAGGAGAAGGCATTGTGAACAAACAGGCCATCGCAAACACACTGAAATCACTGCAAAAGACCATGCGAAAACACAGCCCGGCCATTTTGACAGGCATCGGCATTGCCGGGATGGCGGCGGCGGCCGTTATGGCGGTAAGGGCCACCCCCAAGGCGCTTCGGATGGTGGACGACAGGGAGATTGAGGACGAGAAACGCCTGACCACCTCCGAGATCGTCAAAACCACCTGGAAATGTTATATTCCGGCCGCCGTTACCGGCGTATGCTCCGCCGCCTGCATCATTGGGGCCAGCTCCATCAGCGCACGGCGGAACGCGGCCCTGGTCACGGCCTATACCATTTCCGAGACTGCTCTGAAGGAGTACAAGGATAAGGCGGTGGAAGTCGTAGGGCCGAAGAAAGAGCAGGCCATTCGGGACGCCGTGGCGAAGGAACAGCTGGAGCAGGCCGGGGTGCCGGAGCGAAAGTTCATCCCCACCGGCCGGGGCGAGACGCCCTGCTTTGACCCGCTGACCAATACCTGCTTCAAATCGGACATTGAGACGCTCCGAAGGGCGGAAAATACGCTGAACAAACGGATGCGGGATGAAGTAAAGGTCACGGTCAACGAATTTATGCAGGAGATCGGCCTTGAGCCGTGCGACAGCTCCATCGGAGAAACCATGGGGTGGGACATCGACAAAGGGTACATTGATTTGGACTTCAGTTCGCAGCTGGTGGACGGCGTTCCATATCTGGTCATCGGCCACCATGTCCCGCCCACATACCTCGGCTGGTGACATCCGCAAAAATTGCATCTCCTATTATGGAGAACCATCTATGGAACATTATATGACAAGGAGGACTTTACGATGGAAGAAATGAACGCGAAAGTGATGGAGAACGAGGAACTCGAAGACATCACGGAGGCCGAAGAGGCTGAGGAGAGCGGCAGCGCCGGTGCGCTGGTAGCCGGAGTTGTCGGCGGTTTCCTGGCTTACGCCATGATTGGCGGGGTCAGAAGGCTGTGGGGCTTCGTCGGCGCCAAGCTGGCTGAGCGCAAGGCCGCGGAGAAGGCTAAGGCCGAGGTGGTGGACGCGGAGTGCACCGAAGTCGCTGCGGAGGATTCTGACGAGGAAGACTCTGAAAAGTAATTGAGCAAGAGGTTCGCCAAAGGGAGAGTACCTAAAACCAGGTGCTTTCCCTTTTTTCATTTTTGGAAAGGAGAAAATATGAACGGTTTGCTGGTGGTGGGCGGCGTTGTTCTGGGAAGTATGGCGACCCAGAAGGCGATTGTTGGCGCTATGCACGGCAAGGAGATTGCCAAGCGGCAGAATTGGCGCGAGTGCCAGGAGGTTCTGTTTGAAAACAGAAAAAGCGCGGACGATGTGCTTGACAATCTGCGCTGGGTTATCTCGAAATACGGACATGCCACACTGGCCGATTTCTATGATTTGGCCGGGGTGCGGGCTCTTTATGAGAACTGCAAATTCGGGTGGACGTCGCTTCGGGGCGCAAAGATCGTTTGTACCCGGAACGGATACACCATCGAGCTGCCGAGAGCGACGCCTCTCAAGTAACAAGGAGGAGACACAATGGCGGAATACCCCAACAATTCCCACAGCGCACGGAAAAGATCGGACGCCGCCGCGGCCGGAAAGACAGAGAAAAAACTGAATAAGGTGGTCACCGGAGCGGCGAAAACGAAAAAGAAAAGCGAGGCCCGGAGGTTCCTCAGCATCTTTGCGCCGGATGACGCGGAGAACGTCAAGAGCTCCATTCTTTCCGACGTCATCGTTCCGGGCGTCAAGGCCGCCATCGCCGATGTGATCAGCATTGTCCTGTTCGGGGACACGGGACGCATTGGCAGCAGGAAAAGCGGTGGTTCCAGAATTGCCTACCAGAAGTATTACGATGACCGGCGGGACGACCGGAGAGAGTATGGGCGGCCCAGAGCGGCGGTCGGGTTTGAGTATGACGACATTATATTTGAAACCCGGGGGGATGCCGATTTGGTGCTGGATCAGCTGGAGTCGGCCATCGCCAAGTATGAGGTGGCCTCGGTGGCGGATCTCTACGATCTGGCCGGCGTTACCTGCCGGAATTACACGGCCAACCGCTACGGCTGGTCGGATATTCAATCGGCCAAGGTGGTTCGGACGTCGGAGGGCTATGTGATCCGGCTCCCGCGGGCGGTTCAAATCAATTAAGGAGGCGCGAGCCATGTATGGTTACGAGACTTCCTTTGGGTACAAGGGCATGGTCTGCGGCAAGTGGATGCTGTTTGCCACGGACGCCGAGTACCACGAATACGTGAGGGAGATGGAAGAGACATGAAGCTGAATACCGATTCCTTCGTTGGCGTCGGCATCTGTATCCTGGGATTGCTGGGTGTTGGCTATGCCGTCGGCGTCCATTCCAGGATGAAGGCGGTATGTGACAAGCTGGACACCAGCATTGACCGGCTGGCAAACGAGACTGAGGTTGATATTCCGGCCAAGGTCATCGACCAGGCGGTGCAGCGTGCGGTGGACCGGGAGTCCTATTCCGCGGTAAAACGGGCTACGGACGAGGTGGTGGACGACGTTAAGCGGGAGATCGAGGCCCGGGTCGGCGCCGCCGTGAAGGAGCACTATGACGCGATTTCGGACGGGGTAACCGACCAGATCGCAAAAAGTGTGGCCAAAATCGATGAAAGCCGCCTCAAGAAAGAGGTTGTGCAGAAGGCTAAGGAGCAGATCGCCGACAAGTTTGACGATAAGCTCGATGATATTTTGGAGGAGTTCAACGGAAACCTTCAGAATGTCGGAAAAATCTATAAATCCATTGCGAAATCATTCTCTAAGGAGGACATTTGATCATGAAGAAGAACGAACTTGTCAAGTCTATGAACCTGACGTTCAACAAGATTGGGTTCCAGCTCCAGAAGAAGAGCCCGGAGCTCCTAGTGGCAGCCGGAGTGGTCGGCGTGGTGGTGAGCGCTGTCATGGCCTGCCAGGCCACCCCCAAGGCGCTCAAGGTTGCGGAGAAGACCGGCGATGATATGGACCGGATTCAGAATGCGGAGGAGTCCGGCGTGACCCCGGCAGGTGAGCTCTATACCCAGGAAGACGCCCGCAATGACCGCATTCAGGTCTACTCCCACACCGGGTTCCAGTATGTCAAGCTGTATGCCCCCGCCGTTCTGCTGGGCGCGGCGTCCATCACCTGCATTCTCACCAGCCACAAAATCCTGAGAAAGCGCAACATGGCGCTGGCGGCGGCCTATGCGACGCTGGACCAGTCCTTTAAGGACTATCGCGGCCGGGTGCTGGAGCGGTTCGGCGAGCAGGTGGAGAAGGAGCTCCGGTACAACCTCAAGGCCAAGGAGATCGAGACCACCGTTGTGGATGAAAAGGGCAAAGAAAAGAAGGTCAAGGAGACCGTGGACGTCGTGGACGAGGGCTGGGACCCCTCCAAGTACAGCCCCTATGCCCGCATCTTTGACGAGGGACACCCCGCCTACATGAAGGACGCGGAGCAGAACCGGTTCTATCTGCTGGCCCGGCAGTCCCAGGCGAACGACCGGCTCAAGTCCCGCGGCCATCTGTTCCTCAACGAAGTCTATGAGATGCTCGGGTTCCCGCTGACCAAGGCTGGCGCCGTGGTGGGGTGGATCTATGACGACAAGGAGCCTATGGGCGACAATTTCGTGGACTTCGGCATCTTCGAGGTTTGCCGCGAGAAGGCCGTGGACTTTGTGAATGGGTATGAGCGTTCCTTCGTTCTGGACTTCAACGTGGTGGGCGACATCACCGACGCCCTGGCTACCCACCAGACCCTGTGAGGGCTGAACCATGAAGAAATTGATATGTTCCCTGCTGGTCGTGGTGATGGCGCTGACCGGCATATCCTTTTCTGGGAAAGCGGAGATGGCTTCCGCCTATGAAGCGGCGGATACATACGAAGCCGTGGTCGTAAACAGCGTCAAGCCTGCCCAGAAAACTGATATTTCGGCCGATATGCCGAAAGAAAAGGCCCCTGCTGTGGAGCAGCCGGTCGTTGAGGAGGCCGTCGCCGCGGAGCCGGAGGTTCCTTCCGTCTCCCAGGAGGAGATCGAACTGATTGCCCTCTGTGTTATGGCGGAAGCCGAGGGAGAGTGCGAGTATGGCCAGCGGCTGGTAATTGATGTGATTTTGAACCGGGTGGACGACCCCCACTTTCCCGACACAATTTACGATGTGATTTACCAGAAGAATCAGTTTTCCGGTATGTATGGAGACCGCATCACCCGCTGTTATGTGAAGGATGAATTGGTGCAGCTGGTGCGGGAAGAGCTGGAGAGCCGCACAAATTACGACGCGGTCTTCTTCCGCACCGGCCATTACCATTCCTACGGCGTTCCGATGTTCCAGGTCGGGGCGCATTATTTTTCAAGTTATGATTAAAGGAGGCGCGCATCATGAAAAACTGTCTCAAAACCTTGCTGTCCTATGCCCTGGCGACTGTGTCCGGGCTGTGCCTTGTCGGCGGCGTCACCATTTTGTCATCCGGGAGGCAGTGAGCATGGAGGGATTTGCGAATCTGGTGTCCATGCTGGACTATGCCGTCAACACGAGAAGAAAACGCCACATCACCGGAGGGCTCCTGATCAGTGCCGCGCTGCTGTTCGGGGGCCTTGCCATTACAGTGATGAGCGTGCGGGATGAGGAGGATGAATACAATGAGTAAACTTGGAACCGTCCTGGCGTTCCTCGCCGGGGCCGCTGTTGGCGGGGGTTCTGTTTGGTATGTTCTAAAGGCAAGATACGAAGAGATTTCCGAGCAGGATATCTGCTCCGCCAAGCAGGCGTTCCGGGCCAGAGAGGAAAAACTGCAAAGGGAAATTGACAACCTCAAGGAGCGGTTGGAGAGCCCGGACATGGATACGGAGGAGCCCAAAACCATTCAGGCATCGGCCGCCAAGAACCGGGAGAAGGGCGACATCAACGACTATGCCAAGATGGTCAACCGTGTGCAGTATTCCAGGACTTCGGTGCCGCAGCCTCCTGAGCATGAGGTGGAGGCGCCCTACGTTATCTCCCCGGACGAGTTTGGCGAGATAGAGGGGTACACACAGATCAGCTTGACCTACTTTGATGACGGCATTCTGTCTGACGAGAACGGAGTCATCATCGACGAGCCGGAGGACATTGTCGGTGATGCGCTGAACCACTTTGGGGAGTATGAGAAGGACTCTGTCTTTGTCCGGAGCGACCCCAAGCGGTGCGACTATGAGATTCTTCGGGATCTTCGCAGCTATGCGGAATTCCGCAGCACTCTGCCTCCGAAAATTTGAAAGGGAGGTCTAACATTTGACCCGGGATGAACTGATTGACCAGTATTTTGACTGGATGTATCAGCTCGTGGTTGATGACCGATATTCTAACAAGTCCTATCGTAAGCTGTTTGCCAGACTTTACGATACGGAATTCACTTATACGATTCCGATGGACGGTAACCGGGCCGAAGACGGCATCAATCTTAGATATCGGTTCGGTCGCGAGCAATTATATTCTGACGTCATGGTGGCGTCCTGTCTGGACGACCGGCCATGCAGCATTTTAGAGATGATGATCGCCCTCTCCATCCGCTGTGAGGAGCACATCATGGATGACCCGGACGTGGGAGACCGGACTGGGCAGTGGTTCTGGAGCATGCTGGTGAGCCTGGGGCTTGGCGGCATGGAAGACCGGAAGTTCGACCGATATTTGGTCGACGCCACGCTGGAACGGTTTTTGGACCGGGGGTACGAACGCAATGGAGAGGGCGGCCTTTTCACGGTCAACAACGGCCGTGATATGCGGCGCACGGAGATCTGGTATCAGATGAACTACTACCTCAGAGAAATCATTAAAGAAGGGAGCATTTGAGATGGGCAAGAAAGGGCAATTTGTTCCGGTTTTTCATTTGAACACCCTGGGCGACTTGACGGGGCTGCTGAATTACAACTGCCGGGTCCTGGATAAGCGGCTGACCAAGCTGACACGGAGGAACCGCAGCGTCGCCGTGCTCGCCATCGCCGCCTTTGGTTACGCGGTGTGGGCGGAGATAGAGCGGCGGAAACAGGAGGAAGAGGTCTATCAGCTTTCCGTCAGGGTGAAAAAGCTGGAGTATGGTGAAGGAGAGTAATCGGCCCAATGCTGGACTTCTTGATGATTTCTACGCGCAGCGGGAAACGCGGTGTCATCGAGATCTATCCCAAGTTTATCATCAAGAAAAGTAACGACCTCATGATCAGAGGCGGCGACTTCTATGCAATATGGATTGACGAACGGGGAATATGGTCGACTGATGAACAGGATGCGGTCGACTTGATCGACCGTGAACTGGACCAATACGCAGAAGAAAACCGCAAGCGCTTTGACGGTAACATTCGTGTCCTGCACATGTGGGATGCGGAGACTGGCATGATCGACACCTGGCACAAGTATTGCCAGAAACAGATGAAAGACCAGTTCCACATGCTTGACGAGAAACTGATATTTTCCAACACAAAAGCGGGAAAACGCGACTATGCCAGCAAGTCCCTGCCCTATCCTCTGGAGCCGGGAGAGACGCCGGCGTGGGACAAGCTGGTATCCACATTATATTCTCCAGAGGAACGCCACAAGATCGAGTGGAGTATCGGGGCCATCGTCTCCGGGGAATCCAAGCGGATTCAGAAGTTCCTGGTGTTCTACGGCGCGGTGGGAACGGGAAAGAGCACGATCATCAATGTGATCCAGCAGCTCTTCGAGGGCTACTACACCAGCTTCAACGCAAAGGATCTGGGCTCCTCCAGCAACGCGTTCGCTTTGGAGGCGTTTCGCTCCAATCCGCTGGTGGCGATCCAGCATGACGGCGACCTTTCCCGCATTGAGGACAATACCCGGATCAACAGCTTGGTCTCCCATGAGATGATGACGGTCAACGAGAAATTCCGTTCGGCCTATTCCAACCGGTTCAAGGCGTTCCTGATCATGGGAACTAACAAGCCGGTGAAGATCACGGACGCCAAGTCGGGCATCATCCGACGGCTGATCGACGTGACACCCACCGGAGACAAGGTGCCCCCGGCGGAGTACCGGACGCTGACCAAGCAGATCCCCTTTGAGCTGGGCGGCATTGCGTACCACTGCCAGGAGGTCTATCTGGAGGACCCGGACTACTATGACGATTATATTCCCATCTCTATGATGGGGGCCTCCAATGACTTCTACAACTTCGTGGTGGACTCCTACCATGTGTTCAAGCAGGAGGACGGCGTATCGCTGAAATCGGCCTGGGAAATGTATAAGACCTACTGCGACGACGCAAAAGTGCCCTATCCAGTTTCCCGCATGATATTTAAGGAGGAGCTGAAAAACTACTTCCGAAAGTATGAGGAACGGTTCAGCATGGGAGATGGCTCCCGTGTTCGGAACTATTACAGCGGGTTTCGGGTGGAAAAGTTTGAGGAGCAGGCTCCGGAAGAAAAGCCGGCAGCCGATAAACCGCCCCATCCCACCATCAATCTTGTGGAGGGACAGACCTCCGCCTTCGACCGGGACTGCGCCGGCTGTTTGGCGCAGTATGCCAATGAGGAGGGCACGCCCCGGCGGAAATGGGAGAAGGTCGCAACGAAGCTGTCCTCCATTGACACCACAAAACTTCACTATGTCAAAGTGCCGGAGAACCACATCGTCATCGACTTTGATATTCCGGATGACAAGGGCGGAAAGTCCTTTGAGCGGAATCTGGAAGAGGCGGGCAAGTGGCCGGCAACCTATGCGGAGGTGAGTAAAAGCGGCTGCGGCATCCACCTGCATTATATTTATTCCGGAGATGTGACCAGGCTCAGCCGGGTCTACGACGACCATATCGAGGTCAAGGTGTTTACCGGAAACAGCTCGTTGCGCCGCAAATTGTCCAAGTGCAACGACCTGCCTATCGCTACGATAAGCTCTGGGTTACCATTGAAAGGAGAAAACAACGTGGTAAATTCCAAAGTCATTCAAAGCGAGAAAGGGCTTAGAGTTCAGATCAAACGAAATTTGAATAAGGAGATTCATCCGGCAACTAAGCCCTCAATCGACTTTATCTACAAAATTCTGACGGATGCGTATGAGAGCGGTTTGACCTATGACGTCACCGATATGCGCAACGCCGTCCTGGCCTTCGCGGCCAACAGTACCAATCAGGCGGACTACTGCATCAAGCTGGTGAACAAGATGCCGTTCAAATCCGCCGAAGACGGCCCCGCGGTGAAGAACGATGAGGCCAAGCTGGTCTTCTATGACGTGGAGGTCTTCCCTAACCTGTTCCTGGTAAACTGGAAAATCGAAGGCCCCGGGCAGACCGTGGTCCGGATGATCAATCCAAAACCCACGGAGATCGAGGAGCTGATGAAGTTCCGTCTGGTGGGGTTCAACTGCCGGAGGTACGACAACCATATTTTGTATGCCCGGCTGATGGGCTACACCAATGAGCAGCTCTATAATCTCTCCCAGAAGATCATCAGCAGTGAGAAGAAGGCCCGGAGCAACAACTGCTTCTTTGGGGAGGCGTATAACGTCTCTTATACGGACGTATATGACTTCTGCTCGGTTAAGCAGAGCCTGAAGAAATGGGAGATCGAGCTGGGTATCCACCATCAGGAGCTGGGGCTTCCCTGGGACCAGCCGGTGCCGGAGAATATGTGGCAGAAGGTCGCGGAGTATTGCGACAACGACGTCATTGCCACCGAGGCGGTATTCAACGCCCGGAAAGCCGACTTCGTGGCTCGGGAGATTCTGGCGGACGTGGCGGGGATGACGGTGAACGACACCACCAATTCCCTGACCACCAGAATTATATTTGGCGGAAACAAGCACCCGCAAGACCAGTTCAGCTACCGGAATATGGGCGATGTGACCCAAATCAACGACCCATACCGGGATTTGCCGTTTACGATGGGGAAACCAGAGTTCGATGAATTCACGGTCTTTGACAAGAAGGGCCGTCCCATCTTCCCCGGATACAAGTTTGAAGGCGGCAAATCCATCTATCGCGGCGAGGAGGTGGGCGAAGGCGGTTACGTCTACGCCGAGCCGGGTATGTACGGCGATATCGCACTGCTGGACATCGCCTCCATGCATCCCAGCAGCATCATCGCCGAGGAGCTGTTCGGGCCGGAATACACCAAACGGTTCCAGGAGATCAAGGACGCCCGGGTGGAGATTAAGCATAAGAACTTCGACAAGGCGAAAAAGATGCTGAACGGCGCTTTGGCCAAGTACCTGACGGACGAGAGTTCGGCGGATGCTCTGGCCCAGGCGCTGAAGATCGCCATCAACTCGGTCTATGGCCTGACCTCGGCCAACTTTGAGAATCCCTTCCGGGACACCCGGAACAAAGATAATATCGTCGCCAAGCGCGGAGCCCTGTTCATGGTCAACCTCAAGCATGAGGTCCAGAAACAGGGCTTTACTGTTGCCCACATCAAGACGGACTCCATTAAAATCCCGGACGCAACGCCGGAGATTATTCAGTTCGTCATGGATTACGGCAAAAAGTACGGTTATGTCTTTGAGCACGAGGCCACCTATGACCGGATGTGCCTGGTGAACAACGCGGTCTACATTGCCAAATATGCCACGGAGGAGAAATGCCAGCAGGCGTATGGGTATGTGCCGGGTGATATTCGGAAGCACCCCGGCGAATGGACGGCGACCGGCACCCAGTTCCAGATTCCGTATGTGTTCAAGAAACTGTTCTCCAAAGAGGAAATCTTGTTCGAGGATATGTGCGAGACCAAGTCGGTCACCAGCGCGCTGTATTTGGATACGAACGAGACTTTGCCAGATGTTTCCGAGTATGAGCGAGTTTCTGTTCTTCGGAAAACAGCTTATATTTTGAATCCTACAACTGGCGAAAAGTTCCTTGATCAGCATACCAGCAAAAAGGATCAAGCCTTACTTGAGACATGGGGGCATGTTTCCGATGAAGAACTTGGCGCACTGATCGAGCAGGGTCACAATTATATTTTCGTGGGAAAGGTCGGCTCCTTCTGCCCCATGAAACCCGGCTACAATGGAGGCTTGCTGCTGCGGGAAGTCGTGGATAAGAAGACCGGCGAGAAGAGCTACGCCTTGGCCGGTGGGACCAAGGGCTATCGCTGGCTGGAGTCTGAGATGGTCAAACAGCTCGGTAAAGAGGACGGCATTGACCGGGGCTACTACGACGCTATGGTGGATGCCGCTGTCGCGGATATTTCCAAATACGGCGACTTTGAATGGTTTATCTCAGATGATCCCTATGTGAAGGCCGAGGATGATATGCCGCCCTGGTTCAGTGCCGGGGAACCCCATGAAGACGCTGCGACGCCCTTTGATGTGAGGTGACGGGTATGACCATTTTACTGACGATATTTTGGTTCAATGTTGTGGCTGCCTTCATCTCAGGCGTCACTGGCCGTCCGTTTTGGTGTGTGGTCAATATCGTATTGGCAGTTCTGATGGCTCTCATGGCTATGGGCTATGAGGGCCGTCTGCTTAACCGCGTAAAAAAGCTCGAAGAAGAAATCGAAGATTTGAAAAGGAGATTCTGATTATGGCTAATTCCAGAGTAAATGACAACCTCGTGATTGAAGACGCCCATATTATGTTTCGGAACTTCTCCGGACGGGAGGGTAAGTATAACCGAGCCGGCCAGCGTAACTTCTGTGTCCAAATCGATAACCCGCAGGATGCGAAAAAGCTCATGGATGATGGCTGGAACATCCGGGAGCGCCCGCCCCGTGAGGAGGGCGAAGACCCCCGCTATTATATTCAGGTGGCGGTCAGCTTTGGGAACATTCCGCCTACGGTCTATATGATTCCTGAAGGGAAAAAGAAAAAGACCAAACTGGACGAGGAGGCCATTGATGTCCTCGATTTTGCGGAGATCCGGCACGTGGATCTGACCATCCGTCCCTACAACTGGGTCATTCAGGAGGGCACCACGAACGAAAAGCGCGGTGTTAAGGCCTATCTGCGGAATATGTATGTCGTCATCGAGGAGGATAGGTTCGCCGAGAAATACGCCGGCGAAGAGTATCCGGAGGAGTAAATATCCATGGGGGCGTCGGTGAATAAGGAGATAGCCGGCGCTCCCTTATCCCCCCCCCCTGAGAAAGAGGCATTACTATGTACGAACATCAAGCGTTTGTCGATGGCATGTATGCATTTTTGGATTATACCGAGCCGGACAATTTACGCAACAACATCAAAGAAGGTCTGATGGTATGCCGACGTGCTCAAGACAAAGAAAAAGAATTTGAGAAACGGTGCATTCAGAGATGGGCGATTTCAGAGCTGGCGAAAACCATTGTGGAAGATCCAGACAATCCCGTCGAGGACGTCGCCTATCGGTTTGCGCTGAAGCTGTACGGCTATGCATGCACTTCTTTTGATGCAAAGATGCGGAATGTGTTTGGCGTTGCGGCAGAGTTTATCGACAAGGAGGTCATCGGTCTCTTCCGAACAGAAGACGGAGTATATCCATAAGCGTTTTACGCACGAAAGGAGAAAATCGTGGCTAAAGAGGTAATTTACGACATGATATTTAAGGAGGGCGTGGAATGAAACCATTCTGGAAAAATACCCGGAAGAAAAAATCGAAGAAACATTCCGAGCCTTCTCAGCAGAAACCAAGGATACAGACGCGGTCAAAACCGATGGAGGAGCCATGGAAACCGCCTATGGCTGTTCCGCCAAAGGCAGTACAGACAAAGGAAACGCCGATTGTTCCGATGCTGGAATCCGCTCGGTCTGTTAAGAAAGAGTATCTTCCGCATAGGATGACCATGAGGAAAAGCGAGTATTATCATGAGTTTCGCTCTAAATTTCAGCAGCTGCTTTCTCCAAGGAGTCGCCCGATTGATATTTGGAGAGACTTTATTGTCATGTCGGCCTGTGCAATATCCAATACCGTGGACAAATCCCACTATGACGAACGCGAGAAGCGGTATCTTGAAACAATCAACAAATACGAAAAATCTCAGCAGCATATCTTCCCCGAACTCTATGCCAATGTGGTCATGGCCCTAGATGAGAACCCGGAGCAGGACTTTCTCGGCAGGATGTTCATGGATTTGCACCTCGACTACGAGGAGCTGAAACAGATATTTACACCATACCACGTGTGTCAACTGATGGCGGACATCACGATGGGTGACCTTGTTCAACAAGTTGAGGAGCAAGGATATGTTTCCATCAACGACTGCTGCTGCGGTGCGGGCGCAAACCTGATCGCGGCAATCAATTCGGCACGCCATATGCTAGAAGATGCTGGGCTGAACTTTCAGAACCACATTCTGATCATCGGTCAAGATATTGAGGAGCTGGTGGCCCTGATGTGCTACATTCAAATTTCTCTGCTGGGAGTAGCCGGCTATATCAAGGTTGGAAATGCTCTTACGGAGCCGATGACTTCCGATGATAGCATGGAGAACTACTGGTTCACACCTATGTACTTCTCAGATGTATGGCAAACGAGAAGGATGATCCATAGATTTATCGACTTATTTGAGAAAGAGGATAAGTGATGCCCTGTGGCGATCCAGCTTTATGACTATCAGCGCGAAGCCCTGGGCCGGATGAAAAACGGGTGCATTCTCTGCGGCGGGGTCGGCTCTGGGAAATCCAGGACCGGCCTCGCTTACTACTATCTGCATGAGGGCGGCCAGCTGGGTACGGATGATTATATTCCGATGAAGAAACCCAGAGATCTCTATATCATCACCACGGCGCACAAACGGGATACCTGCGAATGGCAAGGCGATCTGGCTCCGTTCCTGCTCTCCCCTAATCCGGATGCCAATTATTACAAAAACAAAGTGGTCATTGACTCCTGGAACAACATTACCAAGTATGTGGACGTTAAGAATGCCTTCTTTATATTTGACGAGCAGCGGGTGGTTGGTTACGGCGCCTGGACCAAAGCGTTCCTTAAAATCGTCAAGTCGAATAATTGGATCTTGCTTTCGGCTACGCCCGGCGATACTTGGCAGGATTATATTCCGGTCTTTATCGCAAATGGGTTCTACCGCAATAAGACCGACTTTGTGGATCAGCATGTGATCTATGACTGGCGGGCCAAGTATCCGAAGATTGACGGTTACCGCAATACAGGGCGGTTGATCCGACTTCGGGATAAAATCCTGGTCAACATGGACTTCAAACGGCAGACGGTTTCCCACCATGAGGATGTACGAGTGTCGTATGATATTTCCAAGTATAAGGACATCATGCGGAGCCGGTGGAACCCGTGGGAAGACCGGCCGATTGAGACGGCAGCGGAACTGTGTATGGCGCTCCGCAGAGTCACGAATTCGGATGAGTCCAGAGCAGTCGCGGTATTGGAGTTGCTGGAGGACCACCCCAAAGCCATCATCTTTTACAGCTACGACTACGAGCTGGATATTTTGCGTTCCCTTGGGTATCCGGAGGGCACGGAAATCGCGGAGTGGAATGGGCATAAGCACCAGGAGATCCCCACGGGGGACAAGTGGGTGTACCTCGTTCAATACACCGCCGGCTGCGAGGGGTGGAACTGCATCACCACGGACACCATTATATTTTACTCACAGCAGTATTCCTATAAAGTGGCCACCCAGGCGGCTGGACGGATTGATCGGTTGACCACGCCATACCGGGACCTGAACTACTATCACTTGAAGAGTTTTTCTGGGATCGACCTCGCTATCAGCAAGGCCCTGTCCAAGAAGAAGAACTTCAATGAGGGCAAGTTCGTCGGCTGGGCCACGAAACCGTTGGAGGTGAACCACAATGCCGAGCCGGAAAAGCATCGCAGAGCTGCTTAATCGTCGGAGGAGGCAGATTCTGGTTCATAGCATTATTTACTACAAGATGAACGACAATCTGATTTCGGATAGCACATGGTCGGCATGGGCCACTGAATTGGAGGAGCTGCAAGCCGAGTATCCGGAGATTGCTGCAAAAGTACCCTACGCCAAAGAATTCAAGGATTTCGACCACTCCACCGGCATGAACCTGCCATTGAATGACCCTTGGGCGGTCAATAAGGCCCGGCAGTTGATCGCGCTGAAAAACAAGGGTACTTACGGCCAGTATGAACAACTGAAAATTCCAATCTAAAGGAGAAAAACGATGTGCGATGAAACTAAATCTTCGGCAAACTTCGTCACTCATGAAGACCGCATTCGCGCTTTTCATGATTGCATGGCACCTGCTCTGCATCTGTTTCCGCAGGACATCGCTGAGAAGCTGACAGAGAGTGGGTTCTTTACCGCACCGGCAAGCACAAAGTACCATGGAGCCTACGAAGGCGGTCTGTTTGACCACAGCTACAATGTGACTTCCGTGTTGGTCACCCTCAGCCACAATAATAATTTGGAGTGGCAGCGCCCCGACTCTCCGTACATTATCGGCATGTTTCATGATATTTGTAAGCAGGATCAATACCAGCATCCCGTCGACACAACTTTCTATGGTGGGGGTGGTCCGATCCCTCTTGTTGACGAAAGCAAATGGGAATATGACCCAAACTTGCTTCTCAAGGGTCACGGTGACAAATCCGTCATGCTGCTCTCCCAATATTTACAGCTGACCATAGAGGAAATTCTGTGTATCCGCTATCACATGGGCGCCTTTGTGGATCAGAAGGAGTGGAACGACTATACTCGGGCCATTCATAAGTATTCAAACGTGCTTTGGACGCATACGGCCGACATGATCGCGGCGCACATCCTGGAAATTGACAAGTGACCTTACCTTATTATATTCTACTGAACAAGAGGTGAAAGTACATGCTCGGAGCAATTATCGGCGACATTGTCGCTTCCCGTTCCAAAATTCCTATCAATGTCCAACCGGAGAGCTTTGTCGGACTCACGCTCAAACAGGCCAAGATGAAACTTGGTATTAAGAATTGAGGTGTCCCGATGAGTCAACAATACGATTTATATTTGCAAAGACACAAGGCGAATGTCCAAAAGGGCTTTGATTGGCTTAAGACCAATATGCCTTGGCTGTTTGAAGGCCGACCGAGTGCCGCTTGGCAAACCGAATTTGAACACGACGGCTCCAAGTCAAACCCCGACGAGTATGAGGCCTATGACGCTTACTTCTACGGCGGCAACCGCTCTCACGCCATTGTGGAGGCGTTTAATCGGGCTTGGCTTCTACATATCCACCGCAACCCGCACCACTGGCAACATTGGGTTCTGATCAATGACGACCCCGGTGAAGGCGAAGTCCTATTGGAGATGCCCTACAATTATATTATTGAGATGATCTGCGACTGGTGGGCCTTCAGCTGGGAGAAAGGTAACTTGAGCGAGATCTTCTCCTGGTATGATGACCACCAGGCCTACATCAAACTTCACCCCAAAACCCGGCAGATCGTGGAGGATATTCTTTGGGAACTCCGGGGCCGGCTGGGTTTCAATGTCCTGGCTCATCACGGCATTAAAGGTCAGAAATGGGGTGTTCGCAATGGGCCGCCGTATCCGCTTGATAAAAGCGAAAAATCTGATACAATAGCGGACATAGAGATTGGAAAAAGCGTCGGAGCCAAAAGCAAAAATTATGATGTGTTAGACCCTGAATCCGGAGAATATTTTCACTTTTCAGAAGGAACTCGCATCCGAGACGCACAAGTCTTTGCTGGAAAAGGTGCCAGCAAACCGCTAAATGCCGAAGTCGCAGAAGGCTTATCCGAGCAAATCGGTGGAGAACCTGATGAATGGCAACATTGTAAAGGCATAGGAACTATTGACTATCATGGTGAGGAAATCGATGCAGAAGTTCATTGGTTCCAAGAGCCTTCGGTCGGTAAGCACAAATTCAAAATTAAGAAATGGGAGGACTGAGACATGAAAGTACGCTGGAAAGGCAAAACTGAGTTCTTGGTGCTTACGCACGATAAGGTCTATACCGTTCTTAGCGTGGAAAAGGGCTGGTATAGGCTGGTCGATGACAGCGGCGAAGACTATCTGTATCCTCCGGAGAACTTTGAAATTGTGGAGGATTGATATTTTATGACGATTCAGGAACTTAAAGACCATCTTACCAATTTGGTCGGTCATGTCACTTTCATCTATAACGGTTTCTCCTGCGGCATTGATCCTCTGGCGAAAAATCTATTTGAGGTATGGTGCGGAGACGATGCCTTTTCTGTCAGCTCTGTCGATGAGGTTTTGAATGACGAACTCTTTGACGGAAGATCGCTGACGGATATTTGGGGCGATGTGACTGATTTGGACTTCTAAATCTCGCAGGAAAGGAGAAAAACTGTGATAACTATTCAAGGGCAATACAACACTGCTATTTGCTACACCAATGAGCTGGAAGGAGCGGCTCGGGAACAGATTCAAGCTGTTTGCGACCGGCCTGAGTTTGCAGGCTGTAAAATCCGCATCATGCCTGATGTTCACGCCGGAAAGGGCTGTACCATCGGCACCACCATGACCATCCAGGACAAAATCGTCCCCGGTATGGTGGGCGTGGATATTGGCTGCGGAATGGAGACGGTGGAGCTGGCCGAGCGTGAGATTGACTTCGCTAAGCTGGATGCGCTGATTCGGGAGAAGATTCCCTATGGCTGGGAAATCCGCGATATCCCCCACTCCCTCAACTCCAAAATTGACTTGACCCAGCTTCGGTGTGCTGACCAGGTCAACCTTGACCGAGCGGTTCGCAGCATCGGTTCTTTGGGCGGCGGCAACCACTTTATTGAGATAGACCAAGCCGGGGACGGACGGCTGTTTCTGGTCGTTCACTCCGGGAGCCGGCACCTCGGAACGGAAGTGGCCGACTACTATCAGAATGAGGGACGCCGCGCACTCTGGGGCGGAGCCAAGCATCAGATCCAGGAGGCCATCGCAAAGCTCAAAGTTGAAGGACGGCTCCAGGAGATCCAGAAGATCATTACGGCGCTGAAGAAGGAACATGAGCTGGATATTCCCAAAGACCTCGCCTATGTGGAGGGCAAGCTGTTTGACGACTACATCCACGATATGAAGTTGACACAGCAGTTCGCCGTACTCAATCGAAAAGCCATGGTGGACGTTATCCTGAATGGTATGGGTCTCACTGCCGTGGATATTTTCACCACTATCCATAACTACATTGATACGGATGCCATGATTCTTCGGAAGGGCTCTGTTTCTGCCAAGAAGGGAGAAAAGTTGCTCATCCCTATCAACATGCGGGACGGTAGCTTGATCTGCATTGGCACTGGAAATGAAGACTGGAACTGCTCTGCCCCACATGGAGCCGGACGCCTTATGAGCCGTCGTGCGGCGCTCAATACCCTCTCTATGGAGGAGTTCCAAAATGAGATGAAGGGCATCTACACAACTTGCGTAGTGCCCGACACCCTGGATGAATCACCGATGGCCTACAAGAGCATAGATGAGATCGTCTCCCAAATCGGTCCCACCGCAATCATCGTGGAGCGCATACGCCCCGTTTACAACTTCAAAGCCTCGGATTAAATCAAATACAAAAAAAAGAATGCCTCGAATTGTGTAACAGCAGTTCGGGGCATTTATATTTTCTGGAAAGGAGCAGTATGAAAGGGATTTATAACAGACCGATAAGTTGCACCCCTTGCATCGACATGGATTGGATAACCCCTGAAAGCTGTGCCGAGTGTAAGCGAGTGCGACGTGAAGAGGTTGATATTTTACAGCTCGGCGTTGGACTCTTCGCAAACAAGGCGGTTATCAAGCGACCGGACGGCACACTGACAACAGTTTCGCTTAGCGAACTCACCATTACTGATTGATATTTTGAAAAAGAGAAAAAACGCTATGGTTGATACAAAAGGTCTAAAAAAGTCCGCTGTTCTGGCAGCACTTTATAACGATTCTAAGCCGCAAGGGTTGGGGTTTCTGCATTTCGATCCTGCTCCGATGACTGAGGAGGAGGCTGAGGATCTTTTGAAAACGAGCACTCACTTCGATTACCTCAAAGGTCGAGTCATGAAGGTGGATCTGAGCAATGACGACAGCTTTGAAGAATGGCTCTACGATCGGGATAACGGAAATGGAGCAGCACAAAGAGCCATTAACAAACTTCGTGGACTGTAAAACATCTTGATATTTTGAAAAGGAGAAACACACATGGACGAGATGAATGTAAAAGCAGTTGAGACTACGGAAAACAAAGAGTCCCGGCCGAAGATCATCGCGGTGGATTTCGACGGCTGCCTGGCCACGAACAAATTTCCGGAGGTCGGCGAACCGATCAACAAGACCATCTCCAGGCTCAAGCAAGAGCAGGCTAATGGCGCCAAGGTCATTCTTTGGACCAACCGGCGGGATAAGCCTCTGGACGATGCTGTGAACTTCTGTAAGGAGCAGGGCATCCACTTGGATGCGGTCAATGAGAATCTGCCGGAGATCATCAAGGCCTTTGGGGGCGATACCAGAAAGATATTTGCCAATGAGTATTGGGATGACCGGGCGGTCTACATGGCCGAGGAAGAAGATTCCTGGGCTGCTCGGGAGGTTGCCCTTGCCTGTCAGAGTGAGCGGGAGGCTTCGAAAGGCACGGACGACTGGGCCTATGGCGTGCTCTGCTATGAGAGCGCCCTTCGGGCTTATCAAACGCTGGCCCGAGATGGCCACTCCGGATTCAGTATCCAGATCACCAAGAGCATTCTAAACCGCCTGGTCGATGGTAAGTGTCTGACCCCCATCGAAGACACTCCGGATATTTGGAGCGATATCACCGGCGAGTGTAGCTGGAAAGAAGGGTATCAGAAGTACCAGTGTAAACGTATGTTCTCCCTGTTCAAAGAAATCGCTCCGGACGGGACGGCTACTTATTCCGATATAAACCGGGTTTGCGGTATCAACGTCAACTATCCTAGTGCGGCGTTTAGTAATGGGATGATGACTCGTCTTATCGACACGATCTTCCCTATTACCATGCCCTATCTGCCCTCTACCAAGAAGTATCGCGTCTTCTCCGAGGACTTCCTGGTTGACCCAAAGAACGGCGACTATGATACCTTCGCTTACCTTTATATTCTCACACCCGACGATAAGCGGATCGAGCTGAACCGTTACTTCAAAGAAGAGGACGGTAAGATGGTCCCCATCGAGAAGGCCGAGTACGAGGAGAGAAAGGCCAAGCGGGTGAAGAAAAAATGAAGCATGGCTGGGATGATATTTTGCGTTTTCTATTCAATGCTGTTTTGGTCCTGGCTATCATTGGTCTTCTATTCCTTGCGAAATTACTCTTTGACTTTGTGAGGTGGGTACTGTGAAAGATTTTGACACGGTTTTGGTCGGCTTTGACCACAGCCACGGCGACCCCGCGATATTGATCGTCGGGCGGAAAGCACCTGGCGATAATGTTCGCATCATCAACCAGTTTCAAGGCAAAGAGGCCGAAGAACTGTATCGGAAACTTGTTGGAGAGGAGAAAAAAGCATGACTATTGGTGGTTGGATTGCCTTTGTATTATTCGCGGCATTCATTTTATGTGCCGGCATCGCGGGCGCATGTCTGATTGAGAACGTCCCCGGAAAGATTATCAGTGTGGTGGTTGCCATTCTGCTGATTTTGGGATTGTTCTTCGGTATGCGCTGGTACTTCCAGAACACCGCATCTGGCCAGCGAGCCCTGACGGATCAGAAAAGCGATTTAGACAATGGACTCGAACGGACGGTGACGATCTATACGGCCGATGGGAAATCATCGCGCAATACACCGGGAAGATTGATATTGAGGGTAATGACGGCGGCTATGTGCTCTTTGACTATGAAGGAAAGCGCTATACCTATTACAACTGCTTCGTGGAGTCCATCGCTGAAATTGGCCCTTGATATTTGCGGAAGAGGAGAAAAAACATGAAACGTATTTATGCCGGCGTGCTCTTGTGCGCCGTTTTGTCGTTGGGTCTACTGACTGGGTGTGACCAAGGTGTTGCTCGCTCTCTCGGCGGCGAAATGACTTTGGAACTGGAACCCGGCCAAAAACTGGAGATGATTACCTGGAAGGACGATTCTTTGTGGTATCTCACCCGGCCAATGCAGGATGGAGAGGAGCCGGAAACGCACACATTCCAGCAGTCGTCCGAGTTTGGGGTGTTTGAGGGCACCGTGACCATTATTGAATCTGCTGAGGAGTAGTTTACATTGATATTTGAAAAAGGAGAAAGACCGAGCTATGAAGGAGAAGTTTACCAAGAAATTATTTGGGAAATCATCGCCTAAGTCATGGAAGCCTCCCTACCCCTCTTCTCCTGTGCAAAAAGTCCCTCAACTTCAAGCACCAAATTCTGAAACCACTCAGAGAAAACTCAGTCCACGGGAACGATTTGAGCCGATTATTTCCAGGCCCATAGAACTGGAAAAGGTAACCCTTCACCTTCATGATGCAGATGGTGAACGCGAAATCAAAACCTGCTATGGCGATATTTATAAAATCGTCAATGCTCTGATGGATTATGCCAGACTACTGGAATTGGCCTGTGATGAGTGGGGGTTGGAAGGGTTCCATCGTGCCACTTATGAATATCACGCTGAAAAACTTCGCGCCATTGCGAAAAAGTATCAAGCTGGGATCGGTTATGATTACGATATCGCTTTGGCTAAGTGCGAGGCAAAGAAGAAAAAGCCGCATAAAAATGATGACATAGGCGGCGACGCTATGGAGCTGGCACTTAAACAGGCACGTCGCCAAGCTCAAAAGGAGGAAAAACCATCATGACGATCTATATCGCGGGGAGACAGACGGGTAAAACTGTATTTCTGATTCAGCAATCCGCAAGAACCGGTGCTGTCATTGTGGCACCGACCTGCCAGATGGTGGGGTATATCGACCGTATGGCTCGCGACCTCGGTTTGCAGATCCCGCCTCCCATTACTGTCGCTGATTGGATTCGAGGCCTCGTCGGCCAGCGCGAAGACCGTGACAAAACCTATCTGGTTGACGAGCTCCAAATAGTGCTAAACCAACTGAATGTTGAAACCGCAACGCTGGATGAAAATTATAAGGAGATGGTTCGTATGTTCGGAGTAAAAGAAACCTGCTGCACTAAATGCAGCCATAGGGATGTGTGCCAGTACAAAGAAGAGTATTTGGCGGCCCAGGCTGCTGTGGATGAAGTCAGTGTCAACTTGCCCTCAAGGGGTGACAAGTCTATCAAAAGCATTCGGCTTCGGGATATTTCCTGGATCGAGCCGGTAGAGCTGAAGTGCCGTTATTTCCATCAGAGCACAGGAACAGTTCGGTAATCGGAATCCGGGAGGAAAACCTGATGCTTGAGAAAACGCTGATTGATCTTGCGCATCGCCATTTTGAAATTATGTGGCGATATGAAGCAATGACCAACTCCATCATTGTCCGTATGGAAAAACGATACAAGCAGCAGTGGTATAAACAAAATTACCGGGTTACGTTTAGAGAAATCGGTTATTCCGGCGGCTTTGAAGTGTTTATGACCATGCTTCTCAAACACTTAGCCGATGAAACAGACCGAACGATCAAAGTGAACTGCAATCAGATTGATATTTTGAAAGGGGAAATCTGTTTATGAATGAGAAAGTAATGCGCCATAAGGCAATCTGCGACGAGCTGAATGGCTTGTACGAGCGAAAGAACCACGATTACGGCGACAGTTTCCACCAGACCTTTGTAGAAGAGGGTTTGGCCATGACCCGGATTCGGCTGGGAGACAAGTTCTCCCGGTTCAAAACTCTTTCCCGCCTTTCTGCAAATGACGCCGGCCAGCAGCGGGTCACCGATGAGTCTATTCGGGACACTTTGATGGACCTGGCTAACTACGCCATCATGACCATTCTGGAGATGGATATGGAGAAGGGGACAAAAATGCTTGACCCCAATGCCGCCTGTATGGCGATTGAGCGCTTGCGAAGCCCGCAATGATATTTTAGGAGGTAAAAATCATGCGTAGTCTGCTGAGAAATATGGCTAAGGCCGAGATGGTTCGTCGTGGATATCCCAAAGTGAACCGCCAAATGCATCGTCTTTACGGTGATTGGCGTAGTCTTATTGGGGCGTACCCGACCAGCCTTACCACGGGCAAACCAATGGCAAAGGATTTCCATGGTCGGAAGAAGTATCCGAAGGGCCACCGTGGTCATCTCTTCGTCTACTAAAAAGATTCGATATTTTACGGTAAGAGAGGTGATTAACACATGTGGAAACGAGAACTGCTGAAAAACAAGCTCTATGCTCTGTTGCTGGTTGGGCTCTCTTTACCAATCATGTTTCTCGATGGGGACGCGACTGCGACAGTTTTGATGCTGTTCTTCGCCGTCCCCATGTTCTTTGCTAAGGAAAACTGGATTATGGGAGGCACCTATGCAACTCAAGAAAGCCGGAGGAAAAGTGTACGGCGCTGTACTTACCGCAGCGGAGAAAAAAGCGATGGATTTAGAGATCCAGCGGGAACTGGCCGAGTACGACAGAAAACACATCGCCGAAATCGACGCGACCATTCTGTGGGTGCTGCATGAACAATTTGGGTTCGGGGCTCAACGGCTCCGAACCTATTACAATGCCTTCCACGACCGCATCAAGGAGCTGGTCAGTCGATATGAGATGGAGGACCAGGATGATATTTGGCTCTGTACCCAGATGCTGAAGCGGATTGGTGTCGACATTGAGGCGTGGCATAAGGAGAGCGATCATGGGACTTGACGCTTTTGGAAGAATGGTGCGGGATATTCGCCTGGTTCGGGCACTCCTGCTCTATGACATGGCGAAGGATCTTGATATTTCGCCGGCCGAGTTGTCTGCCATTGAATGCGGAAGAAAAAATGTTCCAGACTGGTTCGTCTCTAAACTACAGGAAACATACGGCATCAGCGATATGCACGCTCAATCACTTATCAAATACATGAAGGAACGGGGTGATAAAAATTGTTCTGGAATGACCGAAAAAACGCAGAGGGCTACTCAGACCCCACAGCCTACCAAGCCCTGAAGAACATCGATGCCGAGGATGAGCGGTTCCATAAGCTGCTTTATGCCATCTTTGATATTTGTGAGTTGGCGGACTTTGAGATCGAGGGGCGGATTGTTCTGGTGGACAAGCGCTCCGGAAAGGTTTGGAGGTGATAAGATTTGGGCCTATCCAGACTTGCAGCGAGATGTAGAGCATGCCCATATGTATCCACCTGCGACCATAAGCAGATGGAGGCGCTTGGATATTTACCGATGCCGGAGCCGACGGTTGAGATTCGGACAGACCGGTCAGTTCAGATCGACAACCTTTTAACTGCACTCAACTGCTGTTATACCAATATGCAAGCAGGCGTTTCCAAGTCCCAAAACAATATTTGAGAGGTGACAACTCATGAACATGGAAGAGGCTCTGACGGTTATCCAGAAGATCAAGGATGCTTGGGCGGCATTTGGTCAGTCGATGGCGGGGGCTGCACAGGCACTTGAGGATATGTTTCGCAGCCTGGGAGAGAGCAATGAACTCTGGCCTAAGCGGAACGGGATGCCGCCAAAAAAATACGGTATGTCTCTTCATCGGCGGGTTCGTCCAGCTCCTCCTCGCTACCAGTTTGTCCCCGTGACACCTCGAAATCGCCCTTACCAGCGGCGTGCATTTTAAGGAACAGACCCGGTCAGAGATTGATATTTTGTGTGTAGATAGGTGGCGAAGAAGTACAGAAGGCTACGGACGACACTGATTAGGTCCTTAATATTTGGGGGTGAGAACGGTATAGCCGGGTAGCGAAGGGTACGGACGTCTCCAATTTTGAAGCAGGATTCAACCTGAAAATAGGCCAAAAGCTGCTACTATTACTGTTAGTAGCAGGTCAATTTTGGGGCGTTTTGCTGGCCACTTTTAGTCCGAAAACTGGCCATTTGCCCACTTTTGTTTCGGAACTGGCCAGAAATCTTTTGATTCTTGCACGAAAAAAGGACCGAAAATGATGAAAAATTGGCCATTTGCCCACTTTCTGCCCACTTTTATTTTCAAAAGTGGGCAGGCTGAAACCGTTGCGCCCCAAGGGTTTGCGGGTTTTCTGGCCACTTTCCCACTTTTTCTCTTCACTTAAATGCGAAAAAAAATATTAAAATTTATATATAAGTGGAAGAAAAAAGTGGGAAAGTGGCCAGCAAGGGAATTTTGACGGGTTTTCGATGGATGTTTGCGGTTTTGGAGCCGAATTCGTCTGAACCCTCAAAGTTCCTCTTCCAAAGCGGACGGAGGTGTGCTATACTGGCTGTGCCACACAATTCTATAAAATGGTCTTAGACGGAAACATTGGCAAACAGTGTTTCTCTCTTTACTCGCGTCTAAGACCAGGATTGTGTGGCAACAATGGAGGGATTCACTTTTTGCAGGGTGCGTCTCTTCATGGGGCGCACTCTTTTATTTTGCCCAAAGGAGGGATGGCGATGGGAGAAGAAAACGAATTGACTCGGGTAGGGAGATTCGATGTAAAGCCTTGCGATACCGCAATAGATTTGACTGATGGAAAGCGATTTACCAAATTGAAATTAACGCGAGATCAAAGAGCGCAAGTGAATGCGCTGCTTGGCGCGGCTCCCTCGCTTTTGGGGGTGAGTACGTTATCGCAATCATATGTGCTATCGTTTCCAGAGGGAGTCCAAGGGACGCTTATGCGGTTAAAACGAGGCGGGTATAGTACGACACTTCAAAATCCAGAAACGGGTCAAATCGTAGGAACAGCTGCTTTGGAGCAGACCGCAATTCAAGCGGCCTGTCTTGGCGCGTTCACAGCGATGTCCATTGCCTCCGGACAATATTTTTTGGCTGAGATCAACGGCAAATTGAATATGATGAGGCTGAGCTTGGACAAGATACTCGAGTTCCTTTACGGTGACAAACGGGCGGAGTTGTTGTCGGAAATCAGTTTCATTAGGTTCGCCTACGAAAACTATGGCTCTATCATGGAGCATGAGCAGCAGAGGCTTTCGACTATTGTCAGCTTACAGAGCGCCCGGAAAGTCGCTATGAAAGATATTGAGTTCTATCTCGCTGATCTGGTTTCGACGGTTACCGCTAAGGTGCAGACTGATATTTTGGAAACGGTTGAAAAAGCCACACAGATAAAAGATTCTCTGGAACTATCTACGCAGCTTTATGTCATGAGCGAATTGCTGGAGGTGTTCTACTCCGAGAACTATGATGACGGATTCCTTAGGTATATTGAGGAGGAAGCAACTGCTTACATCAACAAATGTGATAAACGGATGCTTACCAGTTTTAGCATGCTGCAACAGGCTTTGACCAGCCATAAAGACGGAATCTTCAAGAAAACCGACAAGGAAGTTTTGGAAAATCAGACTCGGAAAATCGGAGATATTGTAGATCGCCTGAATACTGCCGAGTCTTCTTCTCTGAGAGAACTTCTTCATTCCGCATTAGCGGCCCCAGAAAAAAGGACAGATTATTATTTCAACAAGGATGGTGATGTGTTTTTGAAGATTTCATAAAAATTCAGCGCATTTTATGTGATGCGCAAGAATTACATCTCCTATTATGGAGAGGAAACGGACATAGCAGTGAAAGTCTGTGTGCATGAATATGCAAGCTAATAGTAAGCTTTCCAGCAATATACGATTGAATGGTATCGTTCAAAAGTTTAATTGTTGCGCTGGACGAAGTAGGCTAGGTCGGCGCGGAAGCACAATACCGGAAAGTGCAAACGACCCACCGATGATAAAGGTGAAAAATAAGCCAGCTTACTAATCCGTCAAGTGAACGACTCTCTTTTTGTTCTATAACAGAACGGATTGAATTTTTACCGCTGTTTTCTATTTCGAAAAAAAACAGACTCTTTTATGGGGAGGATACGAACTGTCTCAGATTATGAAGGCAGTTCGTTTTTTTTAACTAAAATCGAAGTAGGAGTTGATAATCTATGGAATATTTAGTGCATTATGGTGTGAAAGGCATGAAGTGGGGCGTCCGCCGTTACCAGAACAAAGACGGAACCCTAACTCCTGCTGGGAGAAAACGGTATAGAGCATCTGAATCAAAACGCTCTTTTTCAGAAAATGTAAATGAGTTTGGTCGAGGGTTCGCTAAGGCCAGCCTCAAAGCTAGCTATGGTAGAATTATGGGGGAGGGGTTGGTGAAGGACATATCGAAAATGCAGACAGCAAAAGGAAAAGCCTTTGTGGGCCTTTTAGGTGGATATGCGAGAGGCAACCTGATCAATATATATATTCGGATTTTGTTGATCAGATGTTTGATCGCTAGTGTTGTTGACTGCTCTTTTCATTTCCGCTGAAAATACAGTCCCCTTTATGGGAGGCGATAGTATGAAACTCAACATTGGAAACTCGACCCAAATATTGATGACGTTTACCATGTCGATGGCGGCGGCAATTGGAAGTGCTGCCGGTGCCACGATCTGGCAATCGTTTGGCAAACCAAAGATCGAGAAGATTGCTGAGGAAAATAGTAAGCCGAAACGAAAAATTGGATTTATCATTGAAGATTAGAGCCGTCATCCGCGGCTCTTTTCTTTTTGCTCCAAATTGATATTTTAGGGCTGTTTTTCTTTCCGCAAAAAAAACAGGCTCTTTTATGGAGAGGAGAGAGATATGTCGCGCATATCCTATTCTTTCTATCACTTTTATCGGAAAGGAGGCTGTTTCGTGGCCAGAAGCGCAAGATTGGAAAGTGGTTTTCAGGACCGGCTTATTGCCAATTTGAAAACGATATTTCCCGGCTGTATGGTTTTTAAGATGGATCAGCGCCAGGGCATCCCCGACCTGCTTATTCTTTATGGAAAGAAATGGGCCTCCCTTGAGTGTAAGAAATCTGCACGCGCTAAGAGACAGCCAAACCAAGAGTATTATGTTGGGAAGATGAACGAGATGTCCTTCTCCAGATTCATTTCCCCAGAGAACAAGGAGGAAGTGCTGGATGAACTTCGCAAAACACTCCAACCTTGAGGGGCAGCATGCCTTTCTTAGCGCCAGTGGCTATCATTGGATCAATTACTCGGAAGAGAAGATTGCTGATGCTTATGCCAAATACCGGGCGGCTCAGCGTGGGACGGCTCTTCACGCTTTTGCGGCCCAATGCATCAAATTGGGGCAGCGACTGCCCAAATCCCAGAAGACGTTGAACATGTATGTGAACGACGCCATCGGATACAAGATGACCCCCGAGCAAATCCTTTATTACTCTCCAAACTGTTTCGGGACCGCCGACGCCATTTCCTTTCGGAAAGATATTCTTCGGATTCACGATCTGAAGACCGGCGAGACTCCGACGCACATGGAGCAGCTTATGGTTTATGCGGCCATCTTCTGTTTGGAGTATGACTACAAGCCAAACGAGATCGAGATGGAGTTGCGTATTTACCAGAACGACACCATCCTTTACCACAAGCCCACCATCGAGGATATTTTCCCCATCATGGACCGCATTGTCACATTCGATAAAATCATCAACAGTATCAAGGAAGAGGAGGAATAAGCCATGGACCCCATTGTGGATGATATTTTGATGCACTATGGCGTCAAGAGGCGCTCTGGGCGCTACCCCTGGGGTTCTGGCGAGAACCCTTATCAACACGGCGGAGACTTCCTGGCCCGTGTGGAAGAACTTGAGGCGCTTGGCAAATCTCAAAAGGAAATTGCTGAGGAGCTGAAGATGTCTACCACCGATCTCCGTATGCAGGTTCGTGTGGCGAAACATGAACGGCGTGCCTTACAGGCAGAGAGAGCCAAGTCCCTTCGAGAAGAGGGGAAGACGCTGGACAAGATTGCCAAGATCATGGGGTACAATAATGACTCCTCTGTCCGTGCCCTGCTCAATGAGAACACCGCGAGCAATAAAAACAAGGCTCTTGCCACCGCCGAGGCTCTGAAGAAGGAGCTGGCGGTCAAAGGGGCTCTTGACGTGGGCGAAGGTGTGGAGCAGCAGCTTGGCGTTTCCAAAGGCGTGCTCCAGGAGGCTCTATTCATTCTGGAGACCGAGGGCTATAACCGCTATGGTGTCGGCGTCCCTCAGGTAAACGACCCGAAGAAACGGACTATCACGCCGGTTATCTCCGTTCCTGACATTGAGCAGCGTGATGCTTACCAGAACCTGGACATCATCAAGTCGGTAGGCGACTATCACTCTGCCGATGGAGGTGCGTCTTGGGATAAGCGGGAATACCCGGCCAGCATTGATTCCGGTCGGGTGAAGATCCGCTATGGCGACGAAGGTGGCACCTCCAAGGATGGCGTTATTGAACTTCGCCGTGGTGTGGCAGACCTCGACTTAGGGGATTCTCACTATGCTCAGGTTCGCATCCTTGTGGACGGGACCCACTACCTGAAGGGCATGGCCATGTATTCTGATGATATGCCGGATGGTGCAGACATCGTGTTCAACACGAACAAACATTCCGGAACGCCAAAGATGGACGTCATGAAGAAAATTCAGGAAGACCCCGATAACCCTTTTGGTGCGTTCATCAAGGCCAATGGCCAGAGTTACTACCCCGACCCACATGGCAAGTACACAGACCCCATCACCGGAGAAAAGAAGTCTCTGTCCGCCATCAACAAGCTGAAGGAAGAGGGAGACTGGGATAAGATGAGTAAGAACTTATCCTCCCAGTTCCTTTCTAAGCAGCCCATCAAGTTGATTCAGAAGCAGCTCGACTTGACTTATGCCGATGCCGCCGATGAATTCGCGGAAATTTGCTCTCTAAATAACCCCACCATCAAGCGGAAGTTGCTGATGGACTTTGCAGACGAATGTGATTCCGCAGTTGTCCATTTGAAAGCGGCGGCCCTCCCCCGGCAGAGTACACAAGTGATCCTCCCCATCACAAAAATGAAGGAGACGGAGATCTATGCCCCCAACTACCGGAACGGAGAGAAAGTCGTTCTGATTCGTTACCCCCACGGGGGCACGTTTGAAATCCCGGAGCTGACGGTCAACAATAAAAATCAGTCGGCGATCTCAATCCTGGGCAAGAACATCCGTGACGCCGTCGGCATCAATCCGAAGGTGGCGGAGCGACTGTCCGGAGCGGACTTTGACGGCGACCAGGCGGTGGTCATCCCCGTGGGCGGAAAGGTGTCGGTGAAATCCACCCCCGTCCTAGATGGTTTGAAGGATTTCGACCCAAAAGTTGAATACTCCACCGAGGGGAAGACTGGTGTCCGGCTCCTCTCAAAAGCCGCCACCCAGATAGAGATGGGTAAAATCTCCAACCTCATCACGGATATGACCTTAAAAGGGGCCCCCGAGGAGGAAATCACTAAGGCCGTCAAGCATAGCATGGTGGTCATCGATGCGGCTAAGCATAAGCTTGACTATAAGCGGTCGGAAGTAGAGAACGACATCCCCACCCTCCGCAAACGGTGGCAAGGGTACACGGACCCCGAAACCGGAAAGGAAGTGGGTGGGGCCTCCACCCTGCTCTCCAGACGGAAGCAGAGCGTCGACGTTCCGGAGCGTCAGGGCAGCGGCCGTATCGACAAGGAGACGGGAAAGGTCATCTACAAGGAATCCGGGCGTACTTATGTGGACCCGAAGTCTGGTAAAACAGTTCCGGCCACGACAAAGATTAAGCTCTTGGAGAAGGTCGACGATGTTCGGACCCTGTCTTCCGGCACTGTCCAGGAAGATGCCTATGCTGACTACGCAAATCGTATGAAAGCACTTGCCAATCGGGCAAGGCTTGAATACTTAGCGACGCCCACGTTGGTTCGTAATGCCAGTGCAGCAAAGGCTTATGCGCCTGAAGTTACCAGATTGACCAGTGCGTTGAAGACTGCTCAGCTTAACGCTCCTCGTGAACGTGAGGCTCAGCGTATTGCCAATGCGCAGGTTAAGGCAAAGATTCAGGCCAACAACATTACCGACAAAGATGAAATCTCAAAGATTCGTCGCTCCGCAATTAGCGATGCTCGTGTGACGACTGGAGCAAGCGGGAAAGGAACGCGCATTACAATCTCTGATGGAGAATGGGAAGCAATTCAGGCTGGCGCAATCTCTGATACAACCTTGAAAGAGATTCTTCGTTACTCTGATCCCGATGTCATCCGGGAACGCGCAACCCCAAGAGCATCAACGCAGTTGTCGACTGCTCGTATCAATCGCATCAAGGCAATGGCAAACTCTGGCTGTACCAATGCCGAGATCGCTGATGCTCTGAACCTTTCATCTTCTGTTGTTTCCAAGTATCTCAATGAGTAAGAAAGGAAGTGAGAGCGAATGGAAACGTGTATGCTTACAACGACCGACAACCCGTATGACCCCTTTACCCAGTATGAAGCCTGGTATCGGTTTGACGAAGACAACGGGTATCACTCCTGCGCTTTCTTGGCGCGTATCGCCCGTACTTCCGATCAGCTCTCTGAGCAGGAGAACATGGAAGAAATCGAGCGAGCCATTAACGACATCATCAAGTATGACCCCTTGGGGATCTATAAAAAGGTGAAGCGGAAGCTGAAACCCGAGCCTGCCGTGGCCATGTGACCCTAAAAAGCCTATAAAACCGGGAAAAGAAATGTTCTCTGATTCAGAGCGCATTTCTTTTTGTCATTTTAGAGGAAAATTTCTGAAATGATGACCGTATTTAGGGTTCAAGACATGTTAAAGGGTATAGGGGGACCCCTTAAAAATGGCACCCCCTATGCATCGCGATGGTCTTCAAAAATTCTCCGGGGGATATTTTTGGAAAATGGCTTCGGTTTTCAGCGGTGCTTGAACAAGCCCACAGGGCGGCATTTACCGGCAAGGACTCTTTTTCGTTCAGCCGTGATCTCCTTTCCGGCTGAGTACGCAATGCGTTACCTCCATTGCCGCGAGTTTTTCTCCACTTGTCGGTAAGCTACTTATGCGGGCTTCTTCAAGCGCCGCTGAAAACCGGTCCAAACATCACAGAAACTGCCACAATTCTAAGCGAGAGGAGGTGTCAAGTGTGGCAAAAGCAACGAAACCTTCCGGCATTCAACCGAGGAAGCGTCGGGCCGCCTTGACACCGGAGGCCAGAGAGAACCAGCTGATCGATTTGGCTGTCAACCTGATTGAAAAGCGTCTGCTGGAGGGGACGGCTTCTTCCCAGGAGGTCACTACCATCCTGAAGCTCGGAACTACCAGGGCACGTCTGGAAAACGAACGGCTTGCCAAAGAGGTGGAGCTGGTCCAGGCCAAGACCGAGGCATACAAGTCCGGAGTCCGGATGGATGAGCTCTACGAAAAGGCCATGGCCGCCTTTAAGCGGTACAGCGGGCAGGACGAGGAGGACGGGGATGAGTATTAGATGTTACTCGGAATTGATCCTTCTCCCCACCTTCGAGGAGCGCTACCGCTATCTTCGTTTGAACGGTGCTGTCGGAGAGGAGACCTTCGGCTTTGACCGGTACATGAATCAGGTCTTTTATCGCTCCACGGAGTGGAAGCAGATCCGGGATGTTGTGATTGCCCGGGACATGGGGTGTGATTTGGGAATTGCCGGACGGGAGATTTACCGTCGGCCACTCATCCACCACATGAACCCAATCCGCCCGGAGGACATTCGGGAGCGAAGAGGGATGATCCTCGATCCCGAGTTTCTGATCACCACAATTCATGAGACGCATCTGGCCATCCATTACGGCGACGAGAACCGGTTGTTCAAGGAGCCGATTACACGCAGACCCAATGATACCTGTCCTTGGAAAAAGTAGAAAGGAGGACTCGATATGGAGAATCATGCTGCCGGTGTTGTGACGAATTGTCTGAGAGCGGCGCTTTATCAAGAGCCGAGAGCAAATTCCAAAGTCCTTACAGTCATTACGGCTCTGACCAGAGTTTCCGTCAATATGGACGAGTCAACAGATGCTTTCTATAAAGTATCGACCTCCAACGGCACCCAGGGGTACTGCATGAAGAAGTTCATCGCAGTCCGCCGGTGAGGAGGCTGTTATGGAGATTTCCGAAAGCATCCTGATATCAATCAAGAAACTGTTGGGCATCGACGAGAGCTACACGCACTTTGACCCGGACATTATCATCCACATCAACAGCGTGTTTTCCATCCTGACGCAAATGGGCGTTGGACCTGCCAACGGTTTCTCAATCTCAGGAAAAGATGAAGTCTGGTCCGGATTTATTCAGGATAAGCCGAACATCTTTTCCTTAGTCAAATCCTACGTTTACATGAAGGTTCGGTTGTTATTTGACCCGCCTCTCAGCTCCGCTGCCATTGAGTCCATCAACCGGCAGATCAGCGAGTTTGAGTGGCGGCTTTTTGTTGCAGCGGACCCCGTGAAGAACACCAGCGGGAAGGAGGAAAGTCAAGATGGAGAATAGCATGCTCCTGCACTACGGCATCAAAGGCATGAAGTGGGGCGTCCGCCGCTACCAGAACAAAGACGGCACCCTGACCGCCGCCGGTGAAAAACGCTATGACCGGGATAAGCGGGAAAACGCGGCTAAGAAGAAGGAGAACCGCATTGATACTTCCAATCCTGATCCGCGGCGCTGGGCTCAGGAGGACTTGGAGCGCTCTAAGCAGGTTGTAGATGCAAGTTCAAATCTTGTACGGGAAGCGAAGAAAATTGAACAGAGTGCTACTTCTAAGCCGACTCCGAAACGGATGGATCTGAGCAAGATGACCGACAAGGAGATGCGGGATAAGATCAACCGGGAGCTTCTGGAGCGGCAGTATAATCAGCTCTTTGCAGAGGTGTCGGAAAGTAGCGTTTCTAAAGGCCGTCAATTCTTTAGGACCTCCTTAAACGCGGCGGAGGTTGTCTTGGGCATGACCGCATCCGCGTTAAGCATTGCTTTGGCAATCAAGAAATTGAACGGCAAGTAATTGGGAGGCTGGTGAACCGATGTTATCCAACACCGCCGTCCCCCGTTACTACGGCGCATTCCGCGATGCGGTCATCCGCGGCGATATTCCGGTCTGCAAGGAAGTTGCCATGGAGATGTACCGGATCGACCGGCTGATCGAGTCGCCCAGCTACTACTATGACGACAGGGCGGTAGAGGGCTGGATCGAGTTCTGCGAGAACGAGCTGACCCTGACCGACGGTTCCGACCTGCATCTTCTGGATACCTTCAAGCTTTGGGGGGAACAGGTGTTTGGCTGGTACTATTTCGACGACCGCTCTGTCTATGTGCCCAATCCGGACGGCAGAGGCGGACGCTATGTGACCAAGCGGATCAAGCAGCGGCTGACCAAAAAGCAGTACCTGATCGTGGGGAGAGGCGCGGCGAAGTCGCTTTACGATTCCTGCATTCAGGCATACTTCTGTGTTGTGGACGGCTCCACCACTCATCAGATCACCACGGCCCCCACCATGAAGCAGGCCGAGGAGATCATCAACCCCATCAAGACCGCCATCACCCGGGCCAGAGGCCCCGTCTTCCAGTTCATGACCGAGGGGTCTTTGCAGAACACCACCGGGTCCCGGGCCAATCGGGTGAAGCTGGCCTCTACCAAGAAGGGCATTGAGAATTTCATTTCAGGCTCCCTGGTCGAAATCCGTCCCATGTCGGTGGACAAGCTCCAGGGTCTGCGCTGCAAAGTGGCTACCGTGGACGAGTGGCTGTCCTCCGCCGACGCCCGGGAGGACGTTATCGGCGCGGTGGAGCAGGGCGCCTCCAAGCTGGACGACTACCTTATTATAGCGACCAGTTCCGAGGGTACGGTTCGTAATGGCGCCGGCGATACCATCAAAATGGAGTTGATGAACATTCTCCAGGGCATCGGGCCTCCGCAGGAGCATGTTTCCATCTGGTGGTACAAGCTGGACTCTGTTGAGGAGGTGGCCTACCCTGATATGTGGCCTAAGGCCAACCCGAATCTGGGAAAGACCGTCACCTATGAGACCTACCAGAAGGATGTGGACCGGGCGGAAACCGCCCCCGCCACACGGAATGATATGCTGGCCAAGCGGTTCGGCCTTCCTATGGAGGGATACACTTACTACTTCACCTACGAGGAGACTTTGCCACACCGCCGGCAGCGGTTTTGGCAGATGCCCTGCTCCATGGGCGCTGATCTCTCCCAGGGCGACGACTTCTGCTCCTTTACGTTCCTGTTCCCTCTTCGGGATGGGTCCTTTGGCGTTAAGTCGCGCAACTACATCACATCGGTGACGCTCCATAAGCTCCCCGCCGCCATGCGGGTCAAGTACGAGGACTTTATGGCAGAGGGCAGCCTGATCGTCATGGAGGGGACAGTTCTCGACATGATGCAGGTCTATGAGGATTTGGACGACCACGTCATCAACTGCGGCTACGATGTGCGCTGCTTTGGATATGACCCCTACAACGCCAAGGAATTTGTGGAACGCTGGGTCAATGAGAACGGCTCGTTTGGGGTCGAGGTGGTCCGGCAGGGAGCGAGAACGGAATCCGTCCCCCTGGGCGAGCTGAAGAAGCTGGCCGGAGAGCGGATGCTGCTCTTTGACGAGGACTTGATCACCTTCTCTATGGGCAACTGCATCACGATGGAGGACACCAACGGCAACCGCAAGCTGCTGAAAAAGCGGTCTGACCAGAAGATCGACGCGGTGGCGGCCATGATGGACGCCTACGTCGCCTATAAACACAACCCGGAAGCATTTGAGTAAAAAAAAAGGGGGGGGGGTACTTGTGAAGCCCTATGAGAAACCTTCTCCCCAGGATTGCCTTGCCCATTATGGAGTCAAGGGCATGAAATGGGGCGTCAGGCGTTATCAGAACTATGACGGTTCCTATACCCGAAAAGGACTGGAGCGCTATCGCAAAGCCGAATCGGACTATGAACGTGCCAAATCAAAAGCGGCAGAAACGAAAGCCGCCCATAAATCCGGGCAGGCTACCCGGCAGCGGGTCAAGGACGCTAATCGGGCCGTCAAAACCGAAAAACGTCGGATGGAAGATGCCTATGGTAAACTGAAGACCGACAAGTTAGCGGATGAAGGCAAGAAACTTTATCAGCGCGGCAAGACCATTACCGGGAATACCCGAACTGCTTATTTAGCGGAAGCGGCCATAGTAGTTGGTTCCCGTGCGGTAAGTTCACTCTTATCCAAGGGGATGGAAGACCAGCGGACGGCACAACTTGCGGGCTCAGCTATCGCAGTGGGCGGAACAATCGTGAACGCTTTGCTCGCTGGAAAGGCCATCAGCGAGAACAGAAAGCTGCGGGCGTACTATGCTCATTGACGCAGTTTTTAACCGGGCCCTGCGGATTTTATGACTACATTTGGTAATTTCCGATGGTCGACCATCGGTTTTTACAGGAAAGAAGAAAAGAGAGCGGCATGGCGCCGACCTCCTCCTATCGGAATCAATGATACCAGTGAATAACCGGCGTGACTTCCGGCCGATCCCCATCGGCATACCGTTCATCCAATGTTTTTGCTATGACATAAGCAGATTTAACGGCGAGATCGAATAGGGTGTTGTGATCGAGGATTATTGTCTTTTCATTGGGTTTCATATTCTCCGTCCTTCTTTCCACTGCGCCGCCAGTAACGTTTGAGTGCGAGTCAGACGCTACTGGCGGCCACTTTTTACCGCATTATACTACACAGCATTCACCCTGTTAAAGCGGCGAAACGCCTCACCACAGACTCTTAACCGAGTCTGTGGTTTTTTTGACCTAAATTCGATACACACGGGGCAGTTGTTACAAATTTTATCACAGACAGGAGGTGACCGCGATTGTCAGATATTTTGCAGCACTATGGCATCCGTGGGATGAAGTGGGGCGTGCGGAGATTTCAGCAGAAGGACGGAAGCTTGACGCCCCAGGGCCGGAAACGGTACGGCGGTGAGGATAGAACCGAGCGGAAGAAGCTGCCCGCAGCCGGAAAAGCGGCCGTGGGAGCGGCGGCAGCCGCAGGAATCGTTCTCACCGCTTATCTGGTAAAACGGCACGGGGCGAAAAAGGCGGCGGAGCTTGCCGCAAAGGCGGAGCAGGGGAAACGGGCTGTGGGGCAGCTTCAAAAGAGCGCCTCCGTCTTCTCAACGCCGGTCAGCCAGCTTCGGACTCCCGGGCCGTCTCCGGGCGGCGGCGTTCAGCAGGCGGTAAAAACCGTTGCCTCGGCCACAAAGCAGGCATCCGCGGCAAAGCCTCCTCCGGCTTACGACTTCGCGGCCTTGATGAAGCAGAACGACGAGCTGCTCAAGAAGATGTACGCCGATCTGCTGTCGTAGGAGGTGAGAAAAGTGGAAATGTCAGTTGGTTCCAGGCTGAAACACGCCTGGAACGCTTTTTTAGGCAATGAGTTTTTCAAGTACAGCCATTCCCTTGGCCCCAGCTACTCCTACCGCCCGGACCGGCCCATTTTCAGCCGGGGAAACGAGCGCTCCATCATTACCTCCGTCTACAACCGGATCGCGCTGGACGCGGCGTCGATTGGGATTCAGCATGTCCGCCTGGATGACGACGGCCGGTTTACAGAGGTGATCAATTCAAGTTTGAACGGCTGTTTGACTTTGGAGGCAAATCTGGACCAGACCGGGCGGGCCTTTATCCAGGACGTGGTCATGTCCATGCTGGACGAGGGATGCGTGGCCATCGTGCCCACGGATACCGACCTCGACCCGGAGACCGGCTCGTTCAAGATCGAAACGATGCGTACCGGGAAAATCGTGGAGTGGTATCCCAAGCACGTCAAGGTCCGGGTCTACAACGAGAACCGGGGCGAGAAGCAGGATGTCATCCTGCCGAAGAGTGGGGTCGCCATCATTGAGAACCCGTTTTTCGCGGTGATGAATGAGCCCAACTCCACCATGCAGCGGTTGATCCGAAAACTCAATATTTTGGACGCAATCGACGAGCAGAGCGGTTCCGGAAAACTCAACCTGATTATTCAGCTGCCCTACGTCATCAAGACGGAAGCGAGGCGTCAACAGGCGGAAAAACGCCGTAAAGATATCGAGGAACAGTTGTCCGGCTCCAAGTATGGCGTCGCTTACACCGACGGCACGGAACACGTGGTCCAGCTGAACCGGCCCATCGACAACAATCTGATGTCCCAGATTGAATACCTGACGAGCATGCTTTACAGCCAGTTGGGGATCACGCAGGGGATTTTGGACGGGACTGCCGATGACCGGACGAAGCTGAATTACGACAACCGGACGATTGAACCGATCCTATCAGCCATTGTTGACGAAATGAAGAGGAAATTCCTCACCAAAACTGCTCGGTCACAGAAGCAGTCGATCCTCTTCTTCAGAGACCCGTTCCGGCTGGTGCCCATCAACGATATTGCCGAAATTGCCGACAAGATGACCCGCAACGAGATCATGACCTCCAATGAGATCCGGCAGAAGATCGGCATGAAGCCGTCGAAGGACCCCAAGGCGGACGAGCTCCGAAACAGCAACTTAAGCGCCCCGAAAGAGGAGGGCAATCAGCCACCATCAACATCTGAAGGAGGAAACGTTCAAAATGAACCTGAAGTATGACTTTAGTGGCTGGGCGACCCGGAACGACCTTGTCTGCGCGGACGGACGAACCATCCGCCATAACGCATTCGAGGATTGCGACGGGAAGACGGTTCCCCTGGTTTGGAACCACCAGCACGACGAACCTGGCAACATCCTGGGCCACGCCCTTTTGGAGAACCGGAAGGACGGCGTTTACGCCTACTGCACATTCAACGAGACCGACGCCGGCAAGGCGGCTAAGATGCTGGTCCAGCATGGGGACATCGCGTCCCTGTCCATTTACGCCAATGGGCTGAAGCAGACCCCCAGCAAGGATGTGACGCATGGCGTCATCCGGGAGGTCAGCCTGGTGGTCGCCGGGGCAAATCCCGGCGCCTTTATTGACTTTGTGGATATGGCCCACGGCGAAGGCGGCGAGCAGGAGATGATCCTGTCCGCCTACGAGCCCATTTCCCTGTTCCGCCCCGACGAGAAGCCCCCTCTTGTTCATAAGGCCGGCTCTGGGGATGGCAAGAAAGAGGACAAGCCTAAGGACGACGGAAAAGAGGAGAAGCCTGAGAATGAGAAGACCGTCCAGGACGTGGTGGACAGCATGACCGAGGAGCAGAGAACGGTCATGTATGCCCTGATCGGCGCGGCCATGGAGGAATTGGATTCCCAGAAGGGCAAGGGGGACGGGGGCGACGACGATGACGACGACCCCGACAAGAAATCTGACAAAACCAAGGGAGGAAACAAGACCATGAAGCACAATGTTTTCGAGAACGAAGACACTCAGGACACCGTTCTGAGCCACTCCGACCGCGCTGACATTCTTGCTCTGGCCAAGAGCAACAGCGTGGGCAGCCTTCAGACCGCTCTGAAGATCTACGCTGAGCAGAACGAGCTCAAGCACGGCATCGACAATATCGAGAGCCTGTTCCCGGACTTCAAGGACCTGCGCCCCGGCGCGCCTGAGCGCGTTACCCGCGACCAGGGCTGGGTGACTGCCGTCATGCAGAAGGTCCACAAGAGCCCCATCAGCCGTATTCGTACCCGCCAGATGGACACCCGCAAGGACTCCATCCGGGCCCACGGCTATCAGAAGGGCAAGCGCAAGACTCTGTCCGGCAACATGAACGTCATCACCCGGACCACTGACCCTCAGACGGTGTACCGTACCGACGCCCTGCACCGGGACGACATTGTCGACATCACTGATTTCGATGTGGTGGAGTACCAGTATGCCGTGATGCGGGAGAACCTCAACGAAGAGGTGGCTACCGCCATCATGGTGGGCGACGGCCGCGAAGCGGACGACGAGATGAAGATCTCCGAGGACCACATCCGTTCCATCTGGAACGACAACGACCTCTACACCATCCACTACGACGTGGATATTGAGGCCGCCCGCGCCGAGCTCAACGGCAGCAAGACCGATATGAGTTTCGGCGAGAATTACATCTACTCCGAGGCCATCATCACCGCCGCTCTCTATGCCCGGGAGAAGTACAAGGGCACCGGCACCCCCGATTTCTTCTGCACGCCCCATCTGGTGAACGTGATGCTGCTGGCCCGGGACATGAATGGCCGCCGCATCTACAACTCCAAGGCCGACCTGGCCGCCGCCCTGAACATCGGCGAGCTCTATACCGCCGAGCAGTTTGAGGGCCTGGTCCGTATGGATGACGAGGGCGCCAAGCACAAGCTGCTGGGCCTCTTTGTCAACCTGGCCGACTATACCGTGGGCTCCACCAAGGGCGGCGAGATCACCCGGTTTGACCAGTTCGACATCGACTTCAACCAGCAGAAGTACCTGATCGAGCCCCGCCTGTCCGGCGCGCTGACCCGCGTCTACTCCGCCATCGCGCTGGAGGAGCCTGTGGCTACCAGCTCCGGCGGTGGTTCCAGCGCCGGCACTCCCTGAGGAGAAGCTTCAAAATGGCGAAATTTTATGGATCGGTAGGCTATGCTGATACCGTTGAGACTGCCCCTGGCGTGTATGAAGAGAAGATCGTTGAGTATCCGTACTATGGCGATTTGACTCGGAATACACGCCAGCTTCAGTCTGGGGAGACCCTGAACGACGACATCAATATCGCGAATGAGATCAGCATAGTCGCCGATCCGTTCGCCAGGAAGAACTTCCACAAGATGCGGTATGTGGCGTACATGGGCGCGAAATGGAAGATTTCCAAGGTCGAAGTGGGATATCCCCGCCTGATCCTGACGATTGGGGGGCTCTACAATGGGTGACAGGATTCAACTTCATACCCTTCTGTGCGGGATTCTTGGCTGTCCGGAACGCGGCGATGCGTGCCGGGCTTATTTTCAGCCTCCGGCCAGCAAGGAAATCCAGTACCCCTGCATCGTCTACGAGCGAAGCGAAATCAGCGCCATCCACGCTGACAACGCCCCCTACCGGCTGCTGGACCGGTATCAGGTGACGGCCATCTACAAGAACCCGGACAGCGATCTGCCCCACCGCCTTGCCATGCTGCCCATGTGCGCCCACGACCGTCATTTCACGGCCGACAATCTGAACCACGACATCTTCAACCTGTACTATTAAAAGGAGGAAATCCGAAATGAGTAAACTTGTATGGGACAAGATCGGGGAACGTTTCTACGAAACCGGCGTTGATCACGCCGTCCTCTACCCCCTCAGCGCCGCCGGCGTCTATGACAGGGGTGTGGCCTGGAACGGCATCACCGGCATTACCGAGAGTCCCTCCGGCGCTGAGCCCAACAACATGTACGCCGACAACATCAAGTACCTGGTGCTGGTGGGCGCCGAGGACTTCGGCCTGACCATCGAAGCCTACATGTACCCCGACGAGTGGGAGGAGTGCGACGGCTCCAAGGAGATTGCCCCGGGCGTTGTTGCCGGGCAGCAGACCCGCAAGGTCTTTGGCCTGAGCTACCGCACCAAGCTGGGCAACGATGTGGACGGTCAGGACCACGGCTACAAGCTGCACCTGGTCTACGGCGGTCTGGCCTCTCCCTCTGAGCGGGGCTATCAGTCTGTCAACGACTCTCCCGAACCCATCAACCCCAGCTGGGAGGTCACGACCACTCCCGTGGACGTACCCGGCTTCAAGCCCACCGCCCGTCTGATCATCGTCTCCACCAAGGCCGACCCCGCCAAGCTGAAGGCGCTGGAGGACATCCTCTACGGCACCGAGGAAACGGAGCCCCGGCTGCCTCTGCCCGAGGAAGTCATCAAGCTGTTGGCGAGCGATGTCACGGTGACCGTCGCCCCGGAGAGCCCCTCCGCCACCCTGCTGGGCAAGAAGGTCTCCGAACTTCAGAGCAACGTCGCAGTGGGCGAGAGCGCCATCACCGGCAGCCTGAAGAATGTGACCGGCTATACCGGGTTCAGCAGCGATCCCTCTGAGCAGAAGGGGCACTATCTGGCGCTGAAATTTGACGTCGCTCCGGCCGACGCCACCACCACCGTGGAGCTGGTGGGCGGCACCAAGGGGGCTGTGGCTCTGGATGAGGACAAGAACATTGTTCTGCCCATCAAGAACAATTCCCAGAGCGTCAAGGTAATCTCCACCAAGGACAGCTCCTCTGTCACCAAGATCTATACTCTGACCGGCCTGACTCTGGAGTCCTGAGAAACGGGGACTGAAATCCAGACAACGAATCCGCAAGGCGGAGCTCTCTTCACCGAGGGCTCCGCTTTCTTTTATTTTTGAAAGGAGAAAACTGCAATGCTGAAGCTGACAAGGACTTACAAGGACTATAACGGCGTTTCCCGCACGGAGGATTTCTACTTCAATCTGACCCAGGCCGAGGTGACCGAGCTGGAGCTCTCCGTGGACGGCGGTCTGGTGGAGATGATCAACCGCATTGTCGCGGCCCAGGATGGGAAGCAGATCATCGCCATCTTCAAGGACATCATTCTGCGGGCCTATGGCGAGAAGTCCCCTGACGGGAAGCGCTTTATCAAGAACCAGGAGCTGCGGGACGCGTTCGCCCAGACGGAGGCGTACAGCGATTTGTTCATGGAGCTGGCCACCGATGCGGAAGCGGCGGCCCGGTTCATCAACGGCATCGTCCCCCAGGGCAAGAAGGCTCCGGCTTCTTCCGGTTCCCCCGCGCCTCAGGCATAAGGGCGGCTGGGGAGATCAGAGATGCTGGAACTTGTGATACCGGAGACCGAGCAGTATGACGAGGCGAACGACCGTTTTATCACGACCAAGAAGCAGGTGCTTCGGCTGGAACACTCTCTGGTCTCCCTTTCAAAATGGGAATCGAAATGGCATAAGCCTTACCTTTCCCGAAAGCCGAAGACGCGGGAGGAGCGGATCGACTATGTCCGGTGCATGACATTGACCCAGAACGTGGACCCCGATGTCTACACCGCTATTACGCCCCAGATGCTGAAAACAGTCGACGCCTACATCGACGATTCCATGACGGCGACCACCTTTGCCAAAGGCCGGAAGGGCCGGTCGGCCAATGAGGTTGTCACGGCGGAGATCATCTACTACTGGATGCTCTCCCACCAGATTCCCTTTGAGTGCCAGAAGTGGCATTTGAACCGGCTTATGACGCTGATTAACGTCTGCAACGCAAAGAACGGCCCTCAAAAGAAAATGAGCCAGAAGGAAATCTTTGCACAGAACCGTGCGCTGAACGCGGCACGCAGAAAGAGAGCCAATTCGAGAGGATGATGCACATGTCCGAAGCAGTGATTTGGAGTTTCTTCAAGAAGAAAGGCCTCTCGGATTGCGGAGCGGCCGGACTGATGGGGAATCTCTATGCCGAGAGCGGTCTGAAGCCGGACAATCTCCAGAACACTTGTGAAAAGAAGCTGGGCTTGTCCGACGCGGACTATACCGCCCAGGTGGACGCCGGAATCTATCAGGATTTTGTCCACGACAGCGCCGGATATGGCCTTGCCCAGTGGACATTCTGGAGCCGGAAGCAAAAGCTGCTCGTCTTTGCCCTGAGCCGCGGCAAGAGCATCGGGGATTTGGAGATGCAGCTGGACTTTCTCTGGAAGGAACTGACCGAGAGCTATCCCTCTCTGGTCAACATCTTGAAGACCGCCGCATCTGTCCGGGCGGCCTCCGACGCCGTGCTGGTACAGTTTGAGCGCCCCGCAGACCAGAGCGAGATGGCCAAGGCCAGACGGGCCGCTTACGGGCAGAAGTATTACGACCAATTTGCAGGAAGAGGCGAAACGATGTCTTCTACAACGATGCTGCCGGCTGTGGAGCGCGTGCTGGCCACGGCCAGAGCCGAGATCGGCTATATCGAGAAAGAAACCAATGCCCAGCTCGATCATAAGACGGCCAATGCCGGAGATAAAAACTGGAACAAGTACGCCAGGGACCTGGACGCGCTGGGGGTCGTCTATAACGGAAGGAAGAACGGCTATTCCTGGTGCGACATCTTTGTGGACTGGTGCCACATCCACACGTTCGGTCTGGAGCTGGCGTTGAAGCTGCTCTGCCAGGCAAAGAACGGCGTGGGGGCAGGATGCACCGGTTCCGCCAACTACTATAAGCAGAAGGGACGGTTTTATACCGGAGGTCCGCAGCCTGGTGACCAGATCTTCTTTACGAAGGACGGCGGCAAGTCGTTCTACCACACTGGTATCGTGGAGAAGGTGTCCGGCGGGCGGGTCTACACTATTGAGGGGAACACCAGCTCCGCGGCCGGCGTCGTGGAAAATGGCGGCTGTGTCCGGGATAAGAGCTATCCCATGGCATACAACAAGATCGGCGGTTACGGCCGCCCCGACTATTCTATCGTATCGGAGGAGGACAACGATATGGATCAGGCGAAATTCAATGAGATGTTCGGCGCAGCCATGACGAATTACCTTAAGGGTCTTCAGAACAACAACTGCGGCGATTGGTCCGAAGAGGCCCGGGTTTGGGCTGAAAGTGTGGGACTCTTTGCCGGGAACGGCACCGCGGTTGACGGCAAGCCGAACATGATGTGGCCGTCCGGTCTGACAAGAGAGCAGGCGGCCCAGCTCTTCTACCGCTTTGCGCAGATGGCGGGGCTTGCGTGATGAAAAGCAGGCGAAGCCGGACCAGAGGCAAATCTGGAAGAAAACCTGACCTTTCGCAATTTTCAAAATGGATGATCGCCGATATCCGTCCGCTGTTGTGGATCGTGACCATCGGCGGTTTTTTATTGGCCTTCTACTGTGTCTATAAGGGGTATATGGGAGCGTTGCCCTGGATCGGCGCTATGGTCGGTCTTCCCTGGACGGCCCATGGCGTGGTGTGCAGTTTCTATCTGAACCTGTGCAAGTCCGACCACCGTGAGGGCGGAATCACTTTTGAAACGGCGAAGGCTTCCAATTTCAATGTAAATGTTTCGCAGACACCGGTTGGCTCTGTGGAGAGCCCGGCAATTTAAGGAGGAAGCGTATGAACGCGGAAATCATTTCGACGCTGCTGATGATTATTGGCGGGGTTACGATCCTGACCAACATCATTGTCCAGGTGGTTAAGACTGTGACCTGGGATAAGATCCCCACAAATTTCCTTGCGCTTATGGTGTCGGAGGCGCTGACACTGGCTGCCGGCGCCGCCTATGCACAAATCAAAGGGATTGCAATTACCTGGTATCTGGTATTTGCGGCTGTCGTGGTCGGGCTTCTGTCCGCCTACGCGGCCATGGTGGGCTATGACAAATTGATTGAGGCATTCAAGAACTGGCCGAAGAAAACGGAATGATAGGAGGAGACGGCAGTGATTCGTTTCAGACACAAGGGTGACTTTTCCAAGCTGACCCGATTTCTGGAAAGAGCAAAGGAGACGGTTCATCTCGGCGATCTGGACAAGTTTGGCCGGGAAGGCGTGGCCGCCCTTGCGTCTGCAACGCCTGTTGACTCCGGAGAGACGGCCGCGTCCTGGTATTACAAAATTACCAACAAGAACAACACCGTCACTATCTCGTTTCACAATTCAAATGTTCAAAATGGAGTTCCCATCGCCATTATCCTGCAATACGGGCATGGCACTGGAAACAGAGGCTGGGTACAGGGAAGAGATTACATCAACCCTGCTATCCAGCCTATTTTTGACCAGATCGCGGATTACGCATGGAAGGAGGTCACACGGTCATGAGCAGGACCATCGACGAGAGAATCGTCGAGATGCGATTTGACAACAGACAGTTTGAGCGGAATGTGCAGACCAGTCTGTCGACACTCGACAAACTCAGGCAGGGTTTGGATCTGGACGGTGCTGCCAAGGGGCTTGAAAACCTGGGCGACGCTGCTAAGAAGTGCAATATGTCCGCCCTTAGCAGATCCGTCGAGACGGTTCGGGCGAAATTCTCGGCGCTTGAAGTCGTTGCCATGACGACCCTTTCCAACATTACAAATTCGGCCCTGAACACGGGAAAACGGCTTGTGTCCGCCCTGACGATCGACCCCATCAAAACCGGTTTTCAGGAGTATGAGACCCAGATCGGAGCGGTGCAGACCATCTTGGCGAACACCCAGCACGAAGGGACCAATCTTCAGCAGGTGAACCGGGCGCTGGATGAGCTGAACACCTACGCGGACAAGACGATCTACAGCTTTACAGAAATGACCCGGAACATCGGCACGTTTACCGCGGCTGGTGTAAATCTTCAGACATCGGTCGATTCCATCAAGGGTATCGCGAACCTGGCCGCCATTTCCGGCTCCACCTCCCAGCAGGCGTCCACGGCCATGTATCAGCTCTCCCAGGCGCTGGCCGCAGGCAGAGTGTCCCTGATGGACTGGAACTCGGTGGTCAACGCGGGCATGGGCGGCAAGGTGTTCCAGGACGCCCTGGTCCGCACATCCGAACTACTGGGCACCGGAGCCCAGAATGCCATAAACATGTATGGTTCCTTCCGGGAATCCCTTACCAGGGGTGAGTGGCTCACCACGGAAGTCCTCACGGAGACCCTGAAGCAGTTTGCCGGCGCATATACCGAGGCGGATCTGGTGCAGCAGGGCTTTACGGAGGCCCAGGCAAAGGAAATCGCCCAAATGGCGCAGACGGCAGAGGACACCGCCACAAAGGTAAAAACCTTTACCCAGCTGTGGGATACCCTGAAGGAGAGCGCTCAATCCGGATGGACCTCGACGTGGGAGATCCTGGTCGGCGACTTTGAAGAAGCCAAAGAGCTGCTGACTGAGATTTCAAACACCATCGGCGGCGTGATCAGCGAGTCCGCCCAGGCGAGAAACGAACTGCTCAGCGGAGGCTTGAGTTCCGGCTGGAAGCAGCTGCTGGATCAGGGAATTGCCGATGAAGCGGGTTTTATAGAGTCGATCCAAGCAGTCGCCAGAGAGAGCGGCGACGCCTTTGACCAGATGGTAGCGGATTCGGACAGCTTTACTGACGCGCTGAAGCAGGGGTTGAAGGATGGAGTAATCTCCTCTGAAACCTTGTCCGAGGCTGTCTATCATCTCCAGGGAAAGATGTCCGGCATGTCCCAGGAGGAGCGCAAGGCCGCCGGATACACCTCGGAGATGGTGGAGCAGATCGAAACGCTGGCC